GGCATCACCTTCTCTATCACCAAGTGCGAGTGTGTCCCCGTCGAGCAGTGAGTCACCTTCAGTTAGCCCATCGTCGTCTCAATCGCCGAGCAGTTCAATATCTCCATCCCTCTCGCCGAGTGCATCAACGTCACCAAGTTCATCAGCGAGCGCAAGCACGAGTCCCAGTGGGAGCCAAAGCCCGTCGTCGTCTACGAGTCCGAGTGTTTCCCCAAGCTCGTCAATCTCACCGTCGGCCAGTGAATCATCGTCACCGTCGCCGAGCAGCAGCACTTCCCCTTCGTCGTCCGCAAGTGCGAGTACCAGTCCCAGCGCCAGCCAGTCACCTTCGTCGTCGGTATCACGCTCACCCAGTCCCAGTGCTTCGACTTCACCAAGCGCAAGTGAGAGTAGGAGTGTGTCGCCTTCGTCATCGCAATCGCCGTCGTCGTCCGCCTCCCGTTCGCAGTCTCCATCAGCGAGCACCAGCCCCAGTTCGTCGGCTTCGTCATCATTAAGCCCATCGTCGAGCCAGTCGCCCTCCACCAGCGAAAGTCCCAGTCTCTCCCCCAGTGAATCACAAAGTCCGAGCAGTTCAGCCAGTGCCTCCTTCAGCCCGTCAGCCAGCTCCAGTGCCAGTGAATCCCCTTCGTCCAGTGCTTCTCCCAGCCTCTCCCCATCCCCCTCCACTTCACCCAGCCTGTCACCCTCCGCCAGTAGTTCCGCCAGCGACAGTGCCTCACCCAGTCCCTCCGCGTCGGAGTCGCTGAGCGTCAGTCCGTCGGCTTCGATCTCACCGAGTAGCAGCCCTTCAGCTTCACCCAGCCCCAGTGAGCCGCCGCCGGTGACGATCACCGCCTCGTTCAGCGCCAGATCAGCACGGGCCAGCTTCAGCGCCTCCAGTGGGCAGGTGCGGTTCAGTGCGCGGGCGGCACGGGTACAGTTCGGTACCGCTTAAAGATTTGTTGACAACTACTAATTATTAGTCTAATCTTTAACCATGAAACTTGGTAAGCCCGTGGATCAGGTACCACCCAGCGGCAGCGGGCGCAACGATGGAAAGTACGCGGAGATTTACCGAGCCGTTGATAATCTCCGTGAGGATCAATGGCTGCCGGTAAGTTTTGAGACGATCAGAGAGGCCTATAACTTTCGTATAGCTATTGAAACTCATCGCACGCGGTTAATGGATGGTAAACAACGGAAATGTGTAGTGTACGTTCGTAATAAGGTCACGACCAACGGCACGCGGAAGGAGAGGGCGAGCAAATGAAGACGCATTACAATGACGGGCACGGGCCAATTTGCGGGACTGGGGCCATGAAGATTTACGAACCGTCGTCGCTGCCCGCACCGTCGAACGAGATTGGCGTTGTTGACTGCCAGAAGTGTGTGAAGAAGTTAGTCCAGTGGGGCCATGCCATTCAGCACTTCAACGAGACAATACAGACCGCGCTCGCTACCACGAAGGGGAAGGACAGGGGATGAGTGATGCGGTGAAGACGATGGTTATCATTGGAGGCGCAGCGGTCGTACTGCTAACCGGAGCCGTTGTCGCCCTTGTAATGATGGCGCGAGACACTGGGACAAGTCAGTGGTACTGGGCGTTTCAGGCGGTTGTCAGCACGGTTGGATTGTCAGCGTTGGCAGGGACGATACGGGCGGTCACTGAGAAAGACGGGTGAGAGGGATGGGTAAAGAGAAGCTAATCCTTATCGGCGCTTGTTGCTGGTGGAGCACTATGTCGCTACTAATCAGTGTGTTACTTGCGGTTCACGAGGCATTGAATGTACATGCAGGACGGGGCGACTCCGTCGTAATTGCGCTTCACTTAATGTTAACCGGCCCGTTTAGTGTTGCATTGGGGATTGTTATCGCCTTGAAGGCTTACCACGTGGATGAACCGCAGCGATTAGCGGGCGTGGAGTCCGAGCGATGAGTGAGCGGGACGACATTCGACTCCGCAAACGGTTTAACTGCGCGCCTCTTTGGTTAGTAGTATGGCTGGTCTTCTTATCACTTGTGTTCACGAGCGTGCTGGTAGTCGCTAGTCATAGTGAACTACGCGATCTCCAACGTCGCGTGGGTCAACTGGAATCGGAGCGACGATGACAAAAGCTGAACGTGAAAGCCGACGGCGACTACTCTTATTGGAACCTTGCATTGGCGGTTGTCCGCATTTCAAGCTAGAGCGACGGTTATCGCGACGGCTGCTAAGCTGCGGCAAGTGCCATCGCGAGAAGTGCCTAAAGCAAAAGCGCAACGATGAACCACTTTGAACCCAATGGCCCAACACTAAGCGAAACACTGGTCACGCTGGCCCTCGTGATCGCCGTGGTGCTGCTGGTTTATGCGGCGTGTTGATTGACGGTTTTGACAATTTGCACGAATACCGAGAACAACGGAACCTGCTCGGCCTTTACCTGCGCCGACTCCGGCCCGTGTCGTTCCACTGCTTCGACTGGGCGCTGTTCGTAGTCAGGTGTTCGTGCATTCAGCTTACACAACCAGCTCAGGGCATCTGGAAACCACGCGGTTTATCGTTAAGCCGTAAGAACGCTGCTTTCGCCAGGTTTGCTCGCAGCGGTTCCTCCAAACCCGATGGTCTATGTTCGTGGCTGATACATGACCTTTGGCCCATGCTGGTTGTGTGAGGAGTTCCATTAAATGAGATACACGGTTCCGTATTGGTTTAGCGCATCAGGGACATCGTTTGGCGGTACTGAAGACGTGTGCGCGAAGACCCCGGAAGAAGCAGTTGAGAAAGTTCGGGCCATGTACCCCAATGCAAAGTTGCGCATCGGTGTATTACGAGAGCGTGAAGGGAAGTACGCAGGTCGAAAGATAGTGTCGGCAGATGTTCAACGCGATATCGAGATACGACGAACTTGAACCACCACCCCAGCACGGAGGCGCGGTCATGCGACTGCGCTCAAGGGGGCAACGATCCGGCGGGGTGGTGGTTCGGGGTAGGGAGAGATAACAATTCGAGCAATGAAAAGCCTTAGCGAGAAAGTGAAAGGTGGGAGAGTTGACTGATAAACAGCTTAGCGACGTTGGTGACAAGGTCATACACCACTCCGAATACAATCCCAGATGTAGCCTTATCGTTCCCGGCGACTGCATGCAGGAAGAAATGAACAAAGTGGACTGTCCTGAATGTCTTGCTCATTTTAAGCAACTGAGACAAAGGAGAGCTAAAGCGCGTGGCTAAACTCAGCGTAATTATTCCCTCCCGTGACGAGCAATTCCTCGTCCCCACCATTGACGACATCTTCCGCAATGCGCGTGGCGAGACCGAAGTCGTCGCAGTGCTGGACTCGGACAGGTGGCCCGGTGATTGGAAAGCCGTCACTGATCGCCACCCGAACCTGCATACGATTCACAATGGTTCACCGCTTGGTATGCGGGCATCCATTAATCGCGGCGTCGCGAGCGCTATCAGTCGCGGGGCTGACTATGTGATGAAACTGGATGGTCATTGCTCACTCAGCGAAGGGTTCGACATCACTCTCCTGAGTGAGACTGAACCCAACTGGGTAGTCGTGCCGCGTCGAGGACGACTCGACCCTGAAAACTGGTGCGCGACCGAGACACACAAGCCGGACATCGACTATCACTACTTGAGTTTTCCCGACAATCCTCAAGACTTCGGCGGTAAGGGACTAAACGGGAAGGTATGGGAGGCCCGCGCAAGAGAGCGTAAGGACATCCTCGTGGATGATGAATGTTCGAGCCAGGGATCTTGTTGGGTAACTTCCGCGTGGAACTTTGAACGACTGGAGTTAATGGACGAGCAGTCGTTCGGAAAATTCTGGGCGGAAGCGCAAGAGGTGTTGATGAAGAACTGGCTGTCGGGTGGTCGCTGTGTCGTAAACAAGAAAGCTCGATACCTACATCTTCACAAGGGCACCCGCTACGGACGTGGATACCGATTAGCGGAATCCGAGTTAGTTAAAGGTGCGGGATTCGCCAAGAAGTGGTTAACGGATTCGGCGTGGACCAAGCAGACGGTACCCCTACGCTGGTTGATTGAAAAATTCAGCCCAATGCCAACTTGGCCCAGCGACTTAGATAAGGCGTTCTGGGAGTTCCACCAAACGGCTAAGAGGGGCGACGCCTGAGAATCTTATCACGATGGTAACGCTCCCTTTTTATCGCCAGCAATTCTTCTCTTCGCGGGCCGTTCTCTCGAATTTGACGACTACGGTTAGTGCGCGCAATAATCGCCTCCCTGTTCTCTTGGTAATACTCGGCAGATTTCATTTGATGGCAAGGCCAGCAGTGGCGTTCGTTGCTATCCGTCGGCAGTGGATGTCCCCGCTTGCAGTGTGTCTTCCTCGCGTTAACCGCACACGGACCACTACCCCGAAGTATGTTTTCTTTAGGTGTAACCAGTTTCAGGTGAGCGGGGTTGCCGCACTTACGGTTACTACAGATCAAGTGGTCCAAGTGTGGAATGTGTCGCCCGCGTCCGCAGGGGACTGGCTCAACCAGCCATGCGTAAAGAAGGCGATGAACGCTTACTTTGTCACTTTTGTAGTTGGTTTCCCCGTATCCGGCATCGCTCAATCCAGCGGTCCAGTTCCAGCAACTGGAAACAGGATCAATGTCAATCTTAGAAAAGATAAGCGCTATCTTCCTACGCGAAAGATGTGGGACTGTGAGAAACTTCAAATCAGGCATTTAACCTCCGTTTCAGGTTGACTTGCTAAGGGCCGTTCGGGTGCTTAGAACACCTGCGTGGCCCGCCAATTATATCATGGACAGAACAAAAATTATTCAAGCGCGTTATGGCCCAATCGAGTACGGCCAGTGGGTTGACGTAAAACCGGTATTTGATTGCTTTCCAGATCTTCGCCTACGGGTGTGTGATGTTGTTTTTACTGACGGCAAGGATCTATGGCCGGGGAAAACAAAGATCCTGCGCGTGTTAATGAAAGAGAATCACGGTAACGTAGTTTGCGAACTTGAGCAGGATGAAATTATTCCGGTAAGTGGGTCGAAAGACGCCCCACCCGAAGCCATCGCAGGCAGCGTGAAGGCGGATGACTACGCGGCGACGGATGGGCTAGTGATTCACTTTGCGGCCTACGGTTGCGGCCCCAGTCCTAACGAACAGGCCATGAACGTCACTGAGCGGGTGCAGGAACTCGTGAAGAACAACTCGCTCGACATCGTCGTCAATAACTCCACACTTACCCCCGGTCAGAACCCTTTCCGTGGTAAGAAGAAGACGCTATGGGTGACGTACTCCTATGATGGCGGTGAGCCGCAGACGTATCAACGGAGCGAGAAAGACTGGCTGATTATCGGGCAGGCGCAGCGTGGGACAACGGTTGAGCCTGTCGAGCACGTACTACCGGAGACCTACGAGGAAGCCAGCGTAATCGCCAATGTCGAGATGGCAAAATTGTCTTACCCAACCGTACCTATCCCTGTCACGGTTACAGGCCCGCAGATGTCCGCTCCCGTCTTAGATCCGGTAATTACCGTAATGGAATCCTACCGTGGCGAGCGCAAGGAAGTGATGCAAATCCGTCGTAGCGATGCGCCGATGTCCGCCCCCGCCCTCAACGACTACCTAATCCGCAAGTTCTCCATCTCCCCGCAACGCCTACGCGCCCCGATGCCGATTGAACTGCGGGACTTTCATCGCAACGATCTCGCGCAACTATTTGCTGAGCTGGGGTTCAAACGAGGCGCTGAGATCGGTGTCGCGGAAGGGAACTATAGCGAAGTGTTGCTCAAGGCAAACCCTGAGTGCGAGTTGTTGCTAGTTGATCCGTGGCACGCTTACTCCGACAACCCGCAGAACAAGACGAAGGAGAAACATGAGTTTGCGTATAACGAGACGAAGCGTAAGATCGCCCCATACCAAAACGCTCGCATGGTTGTCGGTTACTCAATGGACGTAGTAAGAGACGTGGCCGACAACTTGCTGGACTTCTGCTACATAGACGGCCACCACTCATACCCCTTTGTTATGGCTGACATTATCGAATGGACCAAGAAGGTCCGGTCGGGTGGGATCGTATCGGGAGACGACGTGTACCGACTCAACGAGAAATGGGGCGCTGGCCCCATGGAGGCGATCTACGATTACACACGCGCCATGCGAATTAACCCGTGGTTTTTGATAAACGCCCACAAGAGCGTGGACTTCTTTTTCGTGAAACCATGAGAGACTTCCTCTGGCAACTACTCGCCCAAATTCTCGGCTTCTACGTGGTTGCCTACGTGCATATCACCATCTGGAAGATTGCCTATCAACGAGGACTGAAGGCAAAAGGCAACGAGGAATCGAAGGGCGACCCGCCGATACCGGGGATTAGCCCATGATCTCTCAGTGTCCCACCTGTGCTACTATCCCTACCCGGCAACGCCCGTGAAAATCATCGTCCCCCACGTCAGCCTGCACCCACTCCTCCCGCAACTCCTGTCTCGCTACGGTCTGTCCCCTGCTTACGTTGACGTTGGCACTGCGACAGACGCTTACTGGCGTTTACTCAACGACCTTTGGCAGCAGGGCGATCCATTCATCCTCGTCGAACACGACATCCTTCCGTGGCCGGGGGCACTGGAAGAACTGTGGGCCTGCCCCGGTCTTTGGTGCGCGAACTCTTACGACCAGCGTGGTGTCGGCATCTACCATTCCTTCGGTTGCACGAAGTTCTCCGCTGAGTTAATCCGCCGCCTGCCGAACGTGTGGCGCGATATGGATAAGCGCTGGCACCAGTTAGACCAGCAGTTTGAGTGGCGTGCTGCCCAAGCCAGTTTGCGTCCACATCCGCATCGCCCGCCGGTCATTCACCTGCACGATTACTCAGCCGAAGGGTGTATGGTATGATGCCGCCCGATGGCATCCCCCGTTGAAGTCTCGATCTGTATCCCCGCGCGTAACGAATTCTTTCACGACCTAGATCTACTCTCACACACCGTTGAGAATGTCTTAGCGAACACGTCAGAGACCTGTGAAGTTATCTGCGTACTCGACGGTTACGACTCCAAGTGGCCTCCCAAACCGCTCCCCGTCAACTCTCGCGTCACCGTCATTCAGCATGACAAGTCCATTGGTCAGCGTGCGGCGTGCAATGAAGCAGTGCGAGTGGCGCGAGGGAAATGGATCGTAAAACTCGACGCCCATTGCGCCGTCGGCCCACAGTTCGATACTCTCATGGCCCAGCACTGCGACTACCTGACGACGCTGATCCCGGTTCAGTACAACCTGCACGCCTTCTCCTGGGCCTGCAAACAATGCAAGCACGAAATCTACCAGGGGCCAAAGCCTGCGAAGTGTACCAAATGCGGCTCGCGCTACTCGAAGATCGTCGTCAAGTGGCAACCGCGCGGCTGGAAGGAGCGCAACGGGGTTTGGTCGGGCAATCCGAAGACGACGGCGTGGCGGTTCGATTCCAATCTCGATTTCCAGTACTGGGGCGAACTCGGTAAACGCTACCCACCGGAGCAGAAGTTGACGCCTACACTATCGTTTCTGGGCGCGTGCTGGATGCTCCATCGTGAGCGCTACTGGGAGTTGGGTGGTATGGACGAGGCCGCCGGCTCATGGGGAAATCAGGCGACGGAATTGGCGTGCAAGTCGTGGCTATCAGGTGGGCAAGTGCTCGTCAACCACGAGACGTGGTTTGCGCACCTGTTTCGCACGCAGCAGGGATTCGGGTTTCCCTACGCCAATCCCGGTAAAGCGCTCGCAGTAGCGCGTAGTAAGGAACTTTGGCTGAATAATAAATGGCCTAAGGCGAAACACTCGCTCTCGTGGCTGATTGAGAAGTTTGCCCCGGTGCCGGATTGGCCCAACGCCCTGGCGGTCGCTGTCAAGAAGCCCACTGCCTGCGCTCTCTACTACACCTGCAACTCACACGACGAAACTCTCGAACTCGCTGCCCGCAACAACCTGCGCCATTGCACCAACGGTCACGAACTCGGCTGCGTCTCACTCCAGCGCACCGACTTCGGCGACTGGACGGTGGTGCTAAACCGAGAGAAATCGGGGGCAACTATGCACTACCAGATTCTCGCTGGACTGGAGCGGTCGCGAGCTGACCATGTATTTCTATGTGAGAGTGATGTGATGTATCACCCGTCACACTTTGAATTCACCCCGCCCCGCGACGACACTTTCTACTACAACACCAACGTCTGGCGCGTGCGCTACAGCGACGGCCACGCCGTCCGCACATCCAATCTCCAGCAAGTCTCCGGGATCTGCGCCAACCGTGAACTCCTGCTGGCCCACTACCGCAAGCGGGTCGCGCTCATCGAAGCCAATGGCGGCACCTTCGACACTCGCCGCATGGCCTACGAACCGGGTACGCGTGGTAAGTTTGGCGATGAACAGATCACCAACTGGCAGTCGCCCTACCCCAACCTTGACATCACCGGACACGGGCAGACGTTGACGACCCCGCACTTCTCAGTGGAGAGCTTCAGAAACAAGAAGCACGCGGAAGGCTGGGAAGAAACCGATGGACAAATCGACGGTTGGCCCTTAATCTACGGGCGAGTACGGGAGTGGTTGAAGGAGCTGGCGGATGCATGAACTAAGACGAATAGGTGATCCGTTTCACGCTCCACGCATTAGTGACGCGATTAGAAAGCGCTACCTGTGCGATCACGTCAAGCAGGGTGCTCCGGTCGTCAAGCGATACGACACTCCCTACGGGTTAGCAGCAGTATGTGAGCAATGCCAAGACCTTGAGACGTTACGACTGACCGACGAGGGCGAAGTGCTCTAATGACTAACGAATGTCTCACCGAGTTCAACGAAAGGTCAACTGTGGTGATTACCGCCACGTTTACCGACGAGGACGGCGATCCGGTGACACCCGACTCGGCTACCTATCGCATCGACGACGAGGCGGCGCGTACAAACATTCAGCCCGCTACGATCATCGGTTCACTGGATAGCAGTGTTGAGTTGGTAGTCACCGATGAGCAGAACGCGATTCTCAAACCACGCAGCAAGTCGGAGCTTCGCACGGTAACGGTGGAGTGGGACTACGCGACTGATAAGCACGGCACGGCGCAGTTCAAGTACAGGTTACTCAACCTCTACGGCGTGGTGGACGTGCCCAGTGCGAGCATGAGTCCATCGGCCAGTGCGAGTCCGAGCGTATGAAGCAAGCGTTTAAGAATATTATAGGTTGGTGGTCAGGGCTGGGTCGCTGTGTTACTTGCGGGAATACCCGCTGGCGTACCGATGTGTTCTACGTCCCCTACGCTACCTGCTGGCGTTGCTTTCTCGCCGATCCGGCACGCGATCAGAATACTCCTGTTCATCGTGATGACTACTGGACTGTTACCTTAATCCACTGGATCTAATGGCTAAACCCTTCACCACCTACATCTACGACGACGCCGTCAACCTAATCGGCGCAAAGGTCGCACTCCCTAAAGACGGCAACACGCGCTATTACCCGCTCCCTTCGCTGCTACGCGGGCTGACTTCATCGACCACCGAACGCAACTACCGTCGCTCCATCACCGCGCTGATCGCCACTGAGATGTATCTCGGCGACATGTGGCTGAACGGTGATGGCTTCGTCGGCCAGAAGCCCCCGCGCGCACTGCCCGGCTATTCGTCAATCCTCAACGACATAGAAGCTGGATTCGTCTCCGAAAACGTCATCAAGGAAGTAACGGCGACACATCTTGGCGGCATTCTCGGTCGCGAACCGTCGTTTTCCTTTCTACCGGAAAGTGAAAACGCTGAGCGCGACACCGAGACCGGCAAGATCCTCACCCCCTGGTGGGACAAGCGCAAAGGGTTGAAAGACCTGCGTAAAGCGCTCAGGATTGCACTCTGCGAGGGAATTGCGGTACGACGACTGTTCTTCCCGCTGAAGTTCCAGGGCAGGAAACTAACCGCCACCGACATCCCCGCTGCGTTGAAACTCATCCACTTCGAGACAGTCTACGCGGACCGGGGCGGCGTGTTCACTGACCCTGACACACAGCAGGACATCGGGGTCTTTCTCTACGACGAACACGACGGGAACGGCGACGTGAGCCGACAATGTGCTGAGTTGAGCTTCCTGAACGACGCAGGTAACACTGTCTGCCGCGTGGTGCGGGATGATGACACGAGCAACGACTACGGGCCGTATCAACTGGGTGGGCACCTGCTCATCTACCAGCTGGAGATCGAACCACTCATCACTGAACAGGTACAGTCCAGCCAGCGCTCCGTGAACCTTGCCCACACGATGATGATGCGCAACATCAACATGGCTGGCTCACGTGAGCGGACGATCACCAACGCGCAGCCGCCGGTGCCTGCAACTGACAAAGTCGCTATCACGTCCGACACCACGAAAGTCACCATTGCCGATGCCAGCCGGAAGTTTCCCGGTACCTACAAGACCGGTGCGGGGGCAGTCAACTTTGTCATGGGCGTGCCGATCTACAGCGAGGATGGCGAAACCATCGTCGGCTACACAGATCCCAATGTAAACATCACCGAACCTGTCCCAGTGGACTCGTTTCAGAAGACCATCAGCGAAGAGAAGGAAGCGATCTACTCACAGTGTCATCAGCGTCATGTGCTCATCGTGGACAAAGCTGACACGTCGGGACGGGCGCGGGAAGTGGCGCGCAAAGAGTACGAGCGGTCACTCAAGGCCAGCAAGGTCGAACTCGACGCCTGTGGCCGCTGGCAACTGGAATCGACTCTCCGACTCGCAGCCCAGGTCGCGGGCCAGACTGCCAAGTACCGCAAACTTCGCGCCGACTTTAACTGTCTCATCGACGCTGGTATCCCTGACCCGGCCTTCATCCAGCAGGTCATCGAGATGCGCAAGCCGGGTGGGCAGAAGCTCTACCCGATCATCAGCGACGAGACAGCACGTGGACTGTGCGGGGTGGAGGACACCGGGGCTGAGTTCGTACGCATCAAGCAGGAGGGTAAGCAACCACCTGCTGAACCTGAACCGATGCCAAAAGCCGAACCAGACACTCCAGCGGTAACGACGGGAGCGGTGAACTAAAGGAGCTACCGTGCCACTGACAAAGAAAGGTCGCAAGATTAAACGCGCAATGGCTAAGACCTACGGCAAGAAGAAGGGCGAGCAGGTTTTCTATGCCTCGGTCAACGCTGGAAAGGTGAAAGGAGCTAAGAAGCGCCAGTCGAAGAAAAAATGAGCATCTCTCCACACCCTATCCCCTGCGACGACGACCACTGCAATCTCCCTGTCGCACGCATCCTGAATGACGTGCTGATTATCGAATCCCGTCATCATGGCAAAGTCCACCGTGGTACGATATCTTTACACTGGTTGCAAAACTTGTTGACTTCCCGCGATACTTCTGCAACACTTCGCCTCGACGGCGTTAGTCAGACCCTTGCGCCGCCCGGTTGACATTCTTCAAAGTGCTTCTTCTGTAAGCCCGCTATTGAGTGAGTCTTAGTACTCCTTCAGTGGCGGGTTTTTCTATTACCGCTGAGTCAGAAAGACGATGCTAAAAATCTACGACAACCAAGACGCGATTCCAGAAGGGTTGCGCTCTGAGTACAAGCAATCAGGCACTAAATGGGTGCCGGATCTATCAGAAGACCATCCGGTACTGGTGCTCAACAAGACGCTGAAGCAGGAAAAGGATGTTGAGGAAGCGAAGGTAAAGAAACTCCGCAGTGACCTTGACGATGCGTTGGACGCCGGTAAGACCAGCAGTGTGCCACGTGGACATGTGGTGATGCCGAAGGCCGACGCTGAAACGCTGGAGAAGCTCAAACCATTAGGTACGGTTGAAGAAATCACCGCCAAGGTGGCTGAGTACAAGACGCTGAAGGAAGACTCCGAAAAGCGTCAACGGGAAGACAGGCTGACCCTCGTCGGTAAGGAACTGGGGTTCGACAACGTGGAAGCGTTCAAGCTCCTCGCAGATCTGCCGGAATTCGACGTTCGCGAGAAGGACGGCAAGAAGTCGGTCGTCGCACTCGTCAAGGACGGGGACAAGGTTGTTGAACGACCCGCGATGGAGTTTCTCGAATCCAGCCCGCGTCACGCGCCCCTCCTGCCCGCGCTGAAGACCGCCACGCAGGGAGTCACTGTCAACGGCACCAGCAGCTCGACAACCCCGAAGTCCACCGACCAGTTCGCCTGGGCCAAAGACTTTGCTAAGAGCTACGTCGATGGCAATCCGCCTGTAACCGACTTAGCCAAGAGTTTCGCCGAGAGAACGCTATAGGAGATTTGATCCATGCCAATGCACGTTAAGAAAACTGTCGGGGGTACGACTTATGCGCCGGTATTTATCGGCATGATCCTCGGCATGCAACAGGTGGTGGTGGATGTCAGCGAACTGACCACTGATGAAGTGGACGCAGACGGCTGGCTCAAACCGGGTGTAGCGTTCAAGAAAGACGGCACGCTTTGTGACGGGACCGGCGGAGAGTTTGTCTACGCTGTCAATCCCGAACCGCAGAATCTCCATCTGGACACGATTCCGCCGACCAACACCACCCTCGGCAACGACACCAAGACCTACCCCCTCGGCATGGGTACCGGCGGTGAAATCAACCGCGATATCGCCGAGGACAACATGGGTCGTGCTTACACTGGTAACGAGCTGGCTGCCTTTAACGCCGCCGGTTCGATGATTCATCTGACCAACACCTAAAGGAGTAACGAGCGATGGCAATGCGAAGTCTAATCCCCCTGGTTGAGGATCTTTCGCCTTCCTCCCTGACGGTGGTGGCCCAGACGATCTCCGCCAATAACACCGGACGGCTCAGATGGCCGTTGTTCTTCCCGCGCCGTAACGTGGATTCCGTTGACCTGCGCGAAGTGACCACTATCGACTTCCGGCCCGTGTCGGACAGGCGCGAGTGGAACTCTCGTGGACGACTCATCTCGACGATCACTCCACCCACCCGTGAACTCTCCATGATTCCCGTGGAAGGCTACTACAAGTGGGACGAGTACGAGATCAATAAGCTCAACGCGCAGGCTGGCGGTAACAGCGAGGTGGTGAACCAGATCATCGGTCGCTCCATCCCCAGTAAGGTAGCGCAGATTGTTGAAGCGAATGATCGGCGTATCGAGGTGGACGCGTTCACCGCCTGGGCCACCGGCACCAACGTCGCCAAGAACCCGCAGTCCGGCACCACGCACACGGTTAGCTTCGACTTTCCTGCGGACAGGCTCACTACCGCTGGCACTGCATGGGACGACCCCGGCGTCAGCGCCTGGGATTTGCTCATCGCATTTCTCGAAGACGCACAGGACAAGATTGGCCCAGTACAGGGAGTCGTGCTTCGCACGGCGCTACATCGCGTGATTCACGCCGACGCTCCCAACGGTGCACTCGGTACCATTATCCCCCGTGGACGATTGGCCGAGGCGGTCAGCGACGAATTAGGCATCCCTTTCAACTTCTTCTTGTTTGACGACACCGCTGACGTGTACGTGGACGGCGGCACGACCACGACCCCGACTAACATCTGGCCCGCTGGTTACATCGCGGCGGTACCCGCCGGTGGACAGGTGGGTAACACAGTGTTCGCCCCCGTCGTGCGTGCAATGGAAGTGGCCCAGCGTTCCGGTACTCCCGGCATCGACACACGCGGGCAGACGGTTTACTACGAGGAGTCAGTGATGGGTCGTGACCTGACCGTAGAAGTGCAGGTCAACCCATTCACTATCCCTAACGAACAGAAGCTCAGGGTTGAGAACACCCTCGTCACGTAAGGAGTCAGTCGATGGCTAAGGACAACAGAGAGATCATTCACGGTATCAGCATGATGGTTCCCCGCGAGGGCCGACGACTGCCGCAGGCCAAGATCTTTGCATCCGGTGCGGAAGACGAACTCGCCGCTCAGTTCACGCAGAAGGAACTCGACGTGATGAAAGAGCGCGGCGACATCACCGGCAACTGGAAGTCAACCAAAGGCGCAGCGGCCAAACCGGCAACGACGAAGTAGCTGAGTAGGGTGACATTCACCCGTTCGCTGAGAAGCGAGGAGGCTAAACGGCATGTGGTTCAAGAAAGTCAACAATCGACTGCTGCGACTGTTCAGTAACAACGGTCGTACCTACGGCGCGTTCCAGTTCGGTATCGACGCAGCGGGTAAGAAGGTCGTGGTCGGCTGCGAGTCGGAGTTGGTACAGGATTCACTGTTTACGAATGGCTCGCTCAGCAGTTACGGCAAAGGCTCCATCTGCCTGCGGACAGCGGGTGGGGTCAGCTTCGTGGACGCCGATGGGTTGTGGCAGGCGGTAACTGGGACAACGGTGAGCCAATCGGTATCGCCATCAGCTTCTGTCTCGCCAAGCTCCAGCGCCTCAGTCAGCGCTTCCCCTAGCGCGTCGCCTTCGTTGTCACCAAGCGCTTCAGCTTCACGTTCAGTGTCGCCCAGTGCTTCGGCTAGTCCCAGCGTGTAACGGAGATGACCTATGCCGCCATCACCAACGCCGACAGACGAGGATGTTAACGACGTTCGTGAAGTTACAGGCGAAGTTAGTCGCAGTGCAATCGCCACGCTCATTGACAATTTGAACGACGCCGAGTGGGGGCGGGCACTGGATTTAGTCACCGCATGGCACGGTATCGAACCCGGCGACCTGCTCACCCTTGAAGGTGGCCGTGAAGGAGTGAGACTCAGCGATGCGGAAGGATTGGACGATATTCGTCGCCGTATGCGTCTCCTGCTGGGCTTACCGGAATTCAGGGACGGCAGCATCACCGGAGCAGTCGGCACCACCAGCGTCCCGGTACTGTGGGTGTTTTGATGACACGAGGACAGCGGATAGCGCGGGGGCGCGGACGAGGGTTTGACAAGTTGCGCTCGATCTTTCTCAGCGGTGTGTGTTTGCAAGTGCTCAGCGGTGATCAGAACAGCCCGGTGACTGAGGCGACGTACGACTCGCACTGGTACTTGGATAGACAGGAACGATCACTGGATCTAGCCACCGGAAAGAAATACCTACCGTTGACTGTAGCTGACAGTGAAGGATGCAGGTTATCGGTACTACGAAAGGCAACAGCAGTGCAAATCGGCAATCCGCAGACAGGGTGGCAGCGGTTCAAGTTCGCGGTTAAGCCGACATTTCTAACGGGGATGATTCCCGTATACGAGTTTAAGTTGAGTCCGACAGGAGAACGCGTCTAGTGAGTGAGTTAGTCACATTGCAACTGGGCCGAGTGTTCAGCGACTTTCGCCAACGGGTCGAGCGCCTACGCGACTCAATCCTCGACGACGGCAAGAAGATCGTTAGACGTGAATGGGGCACAAGTGTTCGCCAGATGTTCTTTCGCACGGGCGCAACTCTAGCCTCGGCGCAGGAGAAGGTTGAGAGTCGCGGCGATGATCGAATCTACACCCTGACGCCGACTGCAACCAGCCCGAAAGGTGCTCCCTACCCGCTGTTTGGCGAGTATGGCACTGGACGGCGTGGGGCAGCGTCAGGTCAGCCTGCTCCGGCGGGTTATCGCTATGGTTCACGGATAGGTATGACAGCACGCAGGTTCAGTCGAATTGCAATTGCAGTAGCAGCGCCGCAGGTGAGCACGATGGCGCGGGCGAAGGTGAAGCAGTTTGCACAACACGTAACGGTGAACTAATGGATTACGAACTGGCTTATTACGACTGTGCGGCGATGGCCCAGCAAGCCGTAATCATTGGCTATGATTACATGGATCAGGGAGACGAGGCACAGTTCAAGGCGTGTATGAGATTCGCCAGACAGTGCTACTCCATGTGCCGTTGTTGCGTGGAAGCGTTGGAGCCGGGGGCAGTGAATTAATGTGGCATCACCACCAACAGCGAGCCAGATCAAGACGCAGCTCGTTGCGCTGCTGACAACGCCGCTTGCTACGGGCAAGAAGGCCAAGATCCTTGACTACTTACCGCTCGCTTACCTTGTCACTGAAGGCGAGGATGCGACGGTGCTCAGGTCGCCGCTCGACATCGCGACTTTAACAGGCGGCGCAACCGAGCAGCGAGTCAACTGCTTGATGATCACCGAGCTTGGATTCGAGCAGGGGCCAGCGCAGTCAGACTCGACACGACTGGAGACGCGGCCACGAGGGCAGAACTTGATAACCCGACGCTTCGGCCTCGCTTACGTTTACCAGTTCGGCAACGGCAGTGAGGCAGTGTTCAGTACGAACGTGGAACTGATGAGGACAACGTTGAACGACAACCCGAAACTTGGATTTGCAACAATGACGGCAGGACTGGCAGGCCAAGGCGAGTACGTCAAGAACCACGGCGGCTTGCAGATGCCCTCGATGCTCCCGTCGCACTTCAGCGGCGTGATTTGTCACTCAGCGGAAGGAACACTGGCGGTGAACATCATCGACCCATTAGGACGACTATGAAGCTATCGGAAGCAATTCGACACGGCAGCACTTTACGACCCGAAGCCCCGCACAACGGCAGCGGCGACCGTTTCGTGCGGATTCAAAACACCGGGGAGTTACGCAGCGACGCGTGGGGCGCGGCTTGCGAGACTGTGATGCCGCGTGTGATCGAATTCTGCTGGAACCCACGTGACACATTCAAGTTCGCAAACTCGATGGATGCCTTCTGCGCAATCCAGGACCACTACTTCGAGAACTACTGGCAGATGCCCGCGCAGTGCCCCGGTTCTCAGCAACGCTTCACTAAAGTCGGCGGGCGGATTATCAAGCAGGGCGGGCACGAGTCCGTCAAGACCTACGACGACTACGCCGTTACCGAGAATGCAGGTGGCATCACCAGCGAGTGCGACAAGGTCCAGCACCTTGCGGGAATGGTAGACCATCTCTACTACGCCCACGGGTGGTCACGAGAGAAGATTGCGCAAGAGGTTGCATGGTACGAAGAAACGCGGTCGATGGCGTCCATCGCCCACAACTTCAGTCATATTTCTTCGATTCAAGACAGGTACGTCAAAACGATTCTAACGTCGGCAGGTAAGCATGGTTAACAACGAATGGGAACTAGCATTTCCCGGCGGACCGATTGCGTTATACCATAAACCCAACAAAGCCTGTAAGTATAGGCAAATAGGAGACTTATGAGCCTTTTCTCAGGACAGGGACCGGGACTATGGTCCAACCGCAACATCAGCGGCAACCCAACCGAGTTTGTCTGGTTTGGCAATATCCCTGAATTTACTCTTGGACTAGCCTCCGACACGCTTACGCACAAGGAGTCGTATACCGGACGGCGCACGACAGACGCACGTATCATCACGGAATTGACCGCAACAGTGGCGATCACCGTTGACGACTTCCGGGAGACGAATGTCGAGTTGGCGACCTACGGTTCGGCGTCTCAGGTGGCAACAGTTACACTCACCGACGCTCCAGTCATCCCCGGTGCGCCCATTGTCGGCGAGCGCTACACTTCCACTACCCTCGTCACCGGACGGCTGACAGGAGCAGTGGTCAAGTCGGGGGGTACTCCAGTTACGGCTTCTTTCTACAGCGTGGACCAGTCCGGCGTGATCGTCTTTACCGATGTCACTGGTCTCGCTGGCCCAATCACCCTCAGCGGCACGATGGCAGCGGCGCGGCAGATTGGCGTCTTCAAGAACGCTGCTCCTGAAATCCACGTCCGGCTCGTCAACTTCAACACCGCTACGTCGGTCATTGTCGGCGGTCAGTCGGACTTCGAGCGTACGATTGTTGATGTGTTCAAGGTGCGGCTCGACCCGGCTGAGAACTTCACTCTCATCAACGATGAGTTCGGCCAACTGGTACTGAACGGCTCGGCCCTTGTGGATACGACCAAGTCCGAGGCTGGCCCAACCGGCCAGTTTGCGCGCTTTATCTACCTTGACCCGCCGCAGCAGGTGGTGGCTTCAGGTTCGGCCAGCCCGTCAGTTTCACCGTCAGCTTCGGTTTCACCATCAGCTTCAGCGTCGCCATCGGCGTAAGGAGAGAACATGTCACAGTCGCAGGCGCAACTGCCCAGGATCGTCAACCTGCCGGAGCCAGTTAAGGCGTTCGGGCGCGAATACCAGATCCGCAGGTTCAATCTTGGGCAGTTGGCGCAGGCGCTGGAATGGGCCGGGTTCATTGGCGTGCTGGTGGTACAGGCAATCAAGCTCGGCACGAAACCAACCGAGGAGCAATTAGTCACCTTTATCGCGCAGGGGGTCGGCGTCTCCAGTCCCGCATTCCTGCCTATCATCAGCATCGCCACGCAGGAACCAATCGAATGGCTCAGCGAACGCGACCAGCCGGAAGACCTGATCGACGCGATGAAAATCTTCGTGAAGGCGGTGGGGAAGAACCGTGATTTTTTTACCCCGGAGAACATCGAGCGGTTCCGGGCCATGTTCGCCGAGTTAGTCCCCGAAACCCCGACGAGTGGTGGGCCATCATCAACGATCTCGTCCATCGCGGACACGGCTACGACACCATCGTAAACGTCTACACGCTGGACCATGTCAACCACTTCATCCGGGAGATAGACCAGCAGCGGCGCGTTGACCGCATCAATCGCATCTACGAGTACCGCGTCGCCCAGCTTGACAACGACGGCTACAAGAAAGAAATCCAGCGGTTACGACAACTGAACCGGGCCATCGACCAGCAGCATGCACTGGTTGAGGGACGTACCCCGCCGCGCCTCCGTGGGCCAATGACTCCCGACGAGCAGCGGGTGATGGATCTCCAGTCGCACTTCCAATTCAAAGACCTGTCCCCACGGGAACAACAACGACTGGAGTCGGACATCGCCTCGATGTGGGCGCAAATCCCCCCGCACCTGCACGAAAAGGCGAAGAACGTAAAGGAGTGGAAGCGAGTTCACGGTGGCTGACACGACGCGGCTGATAATTGAACTTGAGACTATCCTGCGCGGGCTGGACAAGACCCTGCGCGGGTTGGATCAGGTCAAGAAGTCGCTCCAGTCGGTTGTTAATGTTAAAGCCGGCACACAGCAGACGGCGAATGTTAACAAGACTGCCGTAGCCGCACAGAAGCTCCAACAACAGCAGGATCGCGCGGTAGTCTCAGCTCGGCGGCTCGCTCAGCAACAACAGGCGCTGGAGGTTCGCGCCCAGCAACTCGGCAACGCCCAGACTCGCGCCACTCAAGTTACGCAACGCTTAGCCAATGCCCAGCAGCGGCTCGATACAGCGACAGCTACTACGACCGCGCGCGTTGGTCAGCAAGCCGATGCGCACGTGCGCGCGTTCAGGGCGATTCAGCGAGGCGTGGACAACGCTGACGCTCATGTACGGTTCTTTCGCGCAAACGAGGCCGCGCTTGCACGAGCACCGCAACTCGACGCCCATGTCAAGGCGTTTCGCAATATCGAAGCGGCAGCGAGAAAGTCAACCCAGAACATCCTCGGTATCGGCAATGCGCTCCGCAGCGTAGGCCAGGGACTCGCGTCAATCGGTGCAACTCTCAGTGTCGCCATTACCGCGCCCCTTGTCGCTGCCGGGGTGGCGTCCATTGACGCAGCGGTACGGTTGGACTCACTGAAGCGTGGACTGGCGGCCATCACCGGCTCAGCGGATGAAGCCAATCGCCAACTCGCCCGCCTCACTCAACTTGCCAAGCTCCCCGGTATTGGGTTTGAGGAGGCGATCCAAGGGTCGATTCGCCTGCAAGCCGTGGGATTCAGCGCACAGGAAGCCGAGCGCAACCTGCGGGAGTTTGCCAACGCGATTGCACTAACCGGAGGCGGGCGCGATGAATTGGCGCGGGTGACGGTCCAGTTGGGTCAACTTGCCGCCAAGGGCAAGGTGTTGAGTCAGGATCTTCGTCCCATCATCGAAGCCGCCCCAGCGGTGGGCCGCGCGCTCCTGCAAGCCTTCGGCACAGTGAATGCCGATGACATTCAAGACCTGGGGCTGAGCACCAAGCAGTTCCTTGACATCCTCGTCGGACAACTAAGTGAACTTCCCCGTGCTGCCGCAGGAGCAAAGAACTCATTTGAGAACTTCCGCGATGAAGTCTTCCGTGCGGCATCGGCAGTTGGTGAAGCACTACTACCTAGTCTTATACGTCTCGCTGAAGTCGTTGGGCCAATCATTACCAAACTCGCCGACACCTTTGCGAAGTTGCCACAGCCGTTGCAGATTGTCGTCATTGGCGCGGCGGGACTGCTGGCGGCGTTTGGACCACTGGCGTTTGTGGTGGGCCAGTTGACGCTGGGTGTCGGTCGCCTACTGGTTGGATTCGTAGAGCTTAACGCAGCGGGAATCCTGCCGACAATTGTCAACTTGCGCGCGCTAGCTGCGGGCACACTCGGCGCTGCCGCTGCACAACGTACACTGGCAGCGACTTCCGCACTCGTTACCGGAGCCGTGGGCGGCATCCTGACCATCATCGGAGCAGCGGTCGCAGCTTACGCCACTTACAACGCCTTCCAGAAGGACGCCGTTACTCTCAGTAAGGAACGAGCAGAGCAACTCACAGCGGAAATCAACGCACTGGAAAAGCAGGCGAAGTTTCTCAATGGGCTTAGAACCGGCGTCGAACGTACCGCCGATGAGCAACAGCGCCTGCTGGAAATCTACGACAAGCTCAACGTACAGGCGCAGGTGCGCGTGCAGGGAATCAGCGACGAAGAGAAACGACTGCTGGTCCTGCGCGCCGAACTTGAGCGGCTTATTAAACTACGGGAGCAGGAACGACTGATTCAGGCCGCCACGCTGGCAGGCAGTCTCGCTACATCACTCGCAACTGTCGCAGCCAACGAAGAAGAGATTCAGTCGATCACAGACCGCGTTCAAGCCAACGCTCAACTGATTGAGAGCCTGCGGGAAGCGGGCAAAATCAGCAGCGAGAACGCACGCCTACTCGGCCAGCGTGGCATCGGTTTCCAAGACGTTGAAGCAGCTATCGGAGCGCTCCAAGCGGAGTCGGAGTCACTGGTCAGAACGCAAGCGGAACTCCGCAAGGCAACTGACGAGCTTAACGGTAGTAGTAAGGAACAAGCGGAAGTCCTGCTGGCCCTGGAGAAGCAGACCGGGTTCACCGCGCGGCAACTACTGGTCGCTGCGAAGAACATGGGCGTCTTCCGAGGCGACATCGAGCAGACGCTTACGCTACTGCAACGGTACGTCAGGGACACGAAAGACGCTGCGGATGCTACCGATGAATTCAGTCGGGCGTTGAAACAGCAACAGACGGATCTGGCACGGGCTGGAGACCAGGCTGACACGGAAGCGAAACGACGCCGCTCACAGATTAGCTCGGCGGTTTCCCTCGCGCGTGAAGCATCCGACTCATTCGCAGGAGCGCTCAAGTTCCTGCAAGCGTTTATCGCGGCCCAGCCGGGACTTCGTGCCGATATCGAGCGTGAGCGTCAGCTCCAGGGGAAGTCGCTCTCGGAGTTCCTGCAAGATGCACTTGGGGGACGCCGTGGTGCGGGCGCGGGGACAACCCTGCGTAATGCTCAAGAGCAACTGGCCCAGTCGCTTGCCGACGTGGCTCAAGCCTCAGCCGAGGAGCAGCAGGCAATTGAGCAGGTAAAGAACGCGCGACTGTTGCAGGAGAACGAGAACGCGTTCAACCTGCAATTGATCGCCTATCGCCAGTACCTGAACGAGCGGGCGCGGCTGACGAATGCCGGTATCCAGTTTGAGATTAACGAGCAGCAGAAGGTTGTCGATGCCGCGACCGCTGAGCGAGATCGGTTTCTCGAACGAGCCGGGCGTACCGGGTTGCCAGCGGCTGAACGTACCCGCGCGCAGGGAGGCGCAGCGGAAGCTGACGAACGCCGCATCAAGGCGCAGACGCGTATCACTGAACTGCAAGGCAGGCAGAAGGCGAACATTGCTGAGATAGACCAACTGCTGCGCGAGTCGTCGAAACAACAGCAGGACGATGTGCGCAAACTGGAGATTGAGTTCGCCGAACTACGGGGACGGATTGAAGACGCGGCCAATGCCGCCACCGACGACAGGTTCCGCGAATCACTGCAAGCCCTCGCCCGCGCGCAGGACGACATCAACAAGCGGCTGCAACTGTTCGGGAAGCTACTCAGCGCCGAGGAGCGCCAGCAACTTGAAGCTGATCGCGCTCAGAACCAGCGGCAGATTAACGCAATTGAGAATCTGAAGGAACAGGAAGACGCACTGGCCTCCCTTGCCGCCGCGAATGAACTGGTCCGTCGCGCCAAAGAGAGGCAGGCGCAACTTGAGGAAGACCTGACATTTCAGGTCGAGTTTCGCGGGCTGAGTGAAGAAGCGGCAATCGCCCGACGACTGGAAGGGGAGAACAGGCTCAACGACTCGCTCACGGTTGCACGTGAGACGATTCGGCAAATTGTCGCTGCGCTGGAGGCGCGGGGAGTCGAGCCGCCGCGAGCGCTCATCGAGTTCCTTGATACCCTGCGCACCGAAGTCAAAGGACTAGGCGAACTCTCCTTCAGCGAACAGTTCCGTCTCGCGCAGAAGGAATTCGACCGGCTCAACGACCAGCGGCTTCAGAAGATTGCCGACGTAGAGCGGGCGGTGCGCAACCGGGACATCGCTGAAGCTGAAGGATTGCTGCTCATTCGACGCATCAACGGCGAGTACGTCGGCGACCTCGAACAGCAACTGGTCCTGCTGAAGCAAATCGCAGCCGTCAGTGGCGACCCGACCCTGCAACGGCAGGCAGCAGACGCGGCGGAAGTCGCCAAAGACGCTGGAGACGAACTCGCGTCCCTCGACAAGCAGATTCGCGCCACTTCCATCGACGCGCTTCAGGATGGATTTACCGACTTCTTCAAGAGCGTTACTGACCGCACGCGGTCGGCGCAGGATAAATTGCTCGCCTTTGTTGACTCGGTGGCCCAGCGAATTAATGATGTTATCGCGGAGCACTTAGGCCAACAGTTAATTGAGAGCTTGTTTGGTGGTGGTGCAGGTCAAGGCGAGGGCATCATTGCCAGTATCAAACGGCTATTTGGCTTCGGCGGCGGTGGTGAAGGTAAGGCGGCAAGCACTATAGACGCGGTAGCAGGTAAGGCTACCGAGGAAACTGGGGCAGTTGCCGCTGCGACGACGTTGCAAACAGGGGCAACGGTCGCTGCCGCAACCTTACAGACCGGGGCAGCCACCGCAGCCTCTACCGACATCGCCGCATCGGTCGCCTTCAGCACGTCCATCGCCACTTCGGCAGCGGCCTTTGCCTCGTCGGTCATCGCCGCCGGAGCAGCATTCGCAGCCTCGGTCGCAGCCGGGGCAGGCGCGCAAGCTGTCGGTGGGTTAGGCGGGGCACTGGGCGCAGCGGCAGGCGACATCGTTCCGGCGCGTCCGGGCGGCGTGTTCGCGAACATTGCCGAAGCCGGACACACTGAAGCCGTGCTTACCACCGACCCACGCCACGCTGCCCGTCAAGCTCGTATTCTGACCCGGTTCCTGAAGCTCACCCGTGGACTACAAGGGCGCTTTCCGGTACCACGGTTGGCCGAAGGCGCACTCATTACCCCGCGTCAGGCTGAAGCAAACCTGCTGGCCGGTATCACCCGCACGCCGCTGACGGCGAGGGATATCGCGGACATACCACTGGCGGCGGAGGGTGGTGGCGAACTACGCCTGCGCCAAGTGCTGGTTGATGAGCGCAATGTCGGCGACTGGATGAATTCCAGTGAAGGCGAACAGGTGTTCCGTGACAAGTTGAGACGCAACGCACCAATTATTCGTCAACTTGGAGGGAGGGGCTGATGGCGTACGTGGTATGTCATCGAGAGTTTGAGGGCGAGCACGAGATGAGCGACGGTTGTTGGTGTAGGCCAGTCTTACTAGACGCTGACCTAGCAACGGAAGAGGACGTGGAAAGAGTGGTGAGGGAATCGGATAAGGAGGATGGCTGATGGCTGGGTGGATTGGGCTGACGGCAGCCAATGAGATTTACAACTTTCTCTATCGCGGGCAGGCGATCAGTATCGGCGGCTCTCTCTACCTGCGACTGCTGGTTGCACCGTCGTCGCGTTCAGGTGGCGGCGCCGAGACGAACTACAGTGGCTACACGAGACTGGAGTCCCTCCGCTCAACCTCTGGACTGTTCGGCGTGACCGCAGGCGGGTTAATCGCAAATTCATCCGCGCTGGAGTTCCCGACTGCGAATTCGCTTGGCAACGGTAACTTCGTCTGGTTCGACTTCGTGGATACTCCCAGTGGAGCGTTTACCAAGCTGTACAACGGTGGGCCGATCAATCCGACAAAGGTGGTGGTGGTCGGGAAGCCGCCGAAGTTCAGAGCGGGAGCGATGATTTTGACGATGTAAGGTAGCGATGCCAATCACTGATTCAACAGAGCTGAACTTTCTCTATCGTTTTGAGGCGGGCAGCGCGATCCACGCCCTCACCGATGTCGCGCTGGGTCAAACCTACGCCAGTGAAGACTACCTGCCACTGCAAATCCAGCACACCGCTCCCACCTTCAGCAACGAGCCGCAGGACGCTGAGATTGAAGTCACGCTCCACGAGCAGAACCCGCTCAGCGACCTGTTCATCGACGGCCCAGCGCCTTACCCGATCAAGCTGCTGATCTACGAGCACGACAGGGAGACTGAAACCGTCACCCCCTACTATCGCGGCTGGGTAGTGCGAGTGCCGTACCGGTTGACCGACTCGCTGATGGTGCTCAGATGTAAATCCGTCTGGCACTACTTTGAACGAGAGACGTTGAGCGACTCACTCAGCCCTTTGTCTCGCTACAGCGTCTATGACCCTCGTGCCGGAGTCGATGTGGAGTCATTGCGTGTCCCTGTCACCGTGCAGACGTTAAACGATGAACGCGACGTACTCACCGTCACTGGTATCAGCGAGATCGACGGCTGGTTTACCGGCGGAATGATCATCTCACCTGATCGGCACAAGCGCACCATCCTCGACCACGTTGGCGACACTCTCACCCTCAACGCCGCTTTCCCGCAGTTCTCTCTCGCCGCGCAATTCGCTGCCGACATCTTTCCCGGCGACGACCTCACCTACGACACCTGGGCCAACAAGTTTGGCGCGCAGACCAACAACGGCGAGAACTGGGGCGGCTGGCAGTACACGCCGAACGTCGATCCTGAAGTGCGAGGAGTGAGCTGATGTGGTTACAACTCGCACTCCTCGCAGGCCAGATGATCCTTGGTGAAGTTACCAAGCCGCGTCCGAAACGTATCGGTTTCGAGGAGTTCAAACAGAACAATGGACCAAGTGAGATCCGCCCCGTTGCTTATGGTGGAGGAACCTTTGAAGTCACTCCCTCGCGCATCTGGTACGGCGATTTCACCCAACGAGCCGTGGAGCGCGACAGCCACTGGACTGACTACATCTTCCTTGGCGGGCTGGCGTTCCTGTTGGACGCGATCACCGTGGCCTACCGCTACTACGCCGGGGAGGCATTCTCCCTCTGCTATGGGCCAGACGTGCACGTAGAGCGCGTCACCATTGGCGAGCGGCTGATGTTCCAAGCGGTACAGGGGACGGATAACGCCGGCGGCGGCTTTCTCATCGACGACCCGCAGGCGTGGGGTGGTGATCAACCGCCGGGTGAGGGCGGCATCTACACGTGGGTCGATCTCACACGCGGCAACTACACTGACCCGACTAACGCTTATTTGGAATCAATCCTCACTACCGCACCAAACCGCACTCCTGCGCTCCACGGCATTGCTACCGCCGTCAGTCGCGGGCGTCTCACTGCATCCTCTCCAGCGGGATTCACTGAGTCCGGTTACTTCGCCGCTGGTGGCGTCGGCTTCATCCCCCACTTCCGCGAGTGGAAGTTTGTCCTCCGTCGCCAGCCCGACCACCTTGCTACCGGGTTTAACAAAGTACGCGGTCCCGGTGAGACTGCGCGTCGGCACATGAACCCCGCTGAGACCATCTACGAGTGGTCCACCTCGCAGGAATTCGGCGCACGTGCACCGGAGAGTGAGTTGAACCTTGACTCGTTACGGGTTGCAGCGGAGACCATGTACAACGAGGACTGCGGCTGGTCGGGGAAGATTGAGCAACAGACGACACCCGGCGCGGTCATCAAGAATGTGCTCAGTCAAATCGACGGAGTGCTCGATCCGTCGCCGTCGCTGGGCCTGACTCTGCGATTGATCCGTCGTGACTACACCTTCGGCTCGCTCCGCGTGCTCAATCAGTCGTCAATCACATCAGTCAGCAACTTCACTCCCGGCACTTACGAGGACACGGTTAACAAGATCATCGTCCCGTTCTTCGACCCGGACAACAACTTCAAGCCGCGACCGGGGATCTATATCGATCCGGCCAACATCAGCATTCAAGATGGCCGCGTGGTGCCGCTGACGCAGGACTATCTCGGTGTCGGCGACTACCCCACAGCCAACGCACTCGCTACCCGCGACGGTCGCGCTCTCAGTATTCCACGTGCATCGATGACCTGCAATGTGCTGCCTTCGTTCGGCAGACTGAGCTATCAAGGCGAGGCGATCAAGCTGGAGTGGTCGCTGCCCACTTTCAGCAAAGTGATGCGCGTGCAGAGCGTCACTCCCGGTACACGGGAGGACTCCGACTACGTGCTGGTGCTCATCGAAGACCAGTTTGCCAGCGGGTTGCGCACGTCAGGGAATCCAGGCACAACTGGACATGTTGACCCGGCAGTCGGGTTAGACACCGCGCCGCCATCGGCCACGTGGAACGATGTAGACTTTCCGCCGGACGGGTTGCGCTTCGATCTCACGCTCACCAATACCAACCAATTCCAGCCGACGATCACCGGCGGCATCATCTTCGGCACCTACGCACCCGGCGGCCAGTACGCCCGCATCTACGTCACCGAACCGGGCGGCGTGCAAACTCTCTCCCCGATTCGCCTCAGCCCCGACGACAACAACGAAGCCACCTTCCCGTGGCCCGCGCTGGGAGTAGGGGAATACGAGTTTTGTGTACAGACCTACTCACTACACGACGCGACGAATGGTGTAAAGGTTTGCGCAACGATTGACATCGCGGCCATTGGGTCGCCGTCGATTAGCCCGTCCTCCAGTGTCAGCCCCTCGGTATCACCGAGCAGTAGTGAATCACCAAGCCCTAGCGCGTCGGTAAGCCCAAGTATAAGCCCGTCCAGTTCAGCCAGCGCCAGCGTCTCCAGCAGTACCAGCGCGTCACAGTCGCCGTCTACGTCGGTAAGTCCAAGTCCGAGTATCAGCCCAAGCTCGTCGGCTAGTGCTAGCCAGTCTCCCAGTTCCAGTGTGAGTCCTTCGGCTCCGCCTGACTCACCTGACGATATCCCGGATCTACTTATCTGGTTTAAGGCCGACGAAGACGTGTTTATCGACACCGGATCTACCCTCGCTACCAATGGACAGACCGTGCAGCAGTGGAATGATCAAAGCGGCAACGCTATTCATGCCTCACAGGGAACATCAGGAGATCGTCCTACCTACCGCACCAATCAAATTAACAGCCTGCCCGCAGTCGATTTCGCTACAAGCAAGTGGATGTCCTTCACCGAGCAGACCGTTACTGACTTCACGCTCTTTGCAGTGGTCAAGCAGGGGTCTGGTGCTACGGTAAAAACCATCGTAGGCGGTACGAACGCCACGTCAAAACTAACCCTGCGGTTCGATGACTCAGTTGGCGGCGGCGGCTACAACCTAACTAACCTTGTTGGCGGCGGCATCAACTCGTCCGAGGAAGAGCCTCTCGATTTCATTCAGACGTGCGTGCGTAGCGGAGTGTCCGGCACCACCATGCGCATCGATGAAGTTGACACGGGTACACCGGGTAGTGCCAGTTCATCTCTCGGTGTGTCCCACTTAGGCACGTCGGTAGTTAGTGGCACGCCAACGAATTTCCTTAACGGATTAATTGCTGAATTTATTATTTACAGCGGCGCGATCTCCGACGCAAACCGAACCATTGTCGAAGGATACCTGAGAACCAAGTACGATCTCGCGAACCCTGCCGAGGCGCTCACCGATCCAACAACGATCACTGGATGCGTGTTGTGGCTTAAGGCGGATTCTCTTGCTCTGAGCGATGGTACTGCGGTGGCAACGTGGGCTGATTCTTCAGGGAATGGAAACGACGCAACCCAAGCCACTAGCGGCAGCAGACCAACGTTTCAAACGAACGAGATCAACTCCACTCTTCCGGTAATTCGCTTGGACGGCTCAGACGACTGGATGCAGGTACCATCGATTTCAATCGGTGCTCTTGCGGTGGTCCATAAGTATCGAACGTCTGGTAATTACCCTGATAACAAGTCACCATTTAACGACCGAACCGCGTCAGAGGGCCGCTTGTTTTTGACGACATCAGGGGCAGCAACTTTGTACAGTCCGGCGTTTGGCGGCACTAATCGCATGCTTAACCGCCACTTCCGAAACGGAACTAAAACCAACAGTCTCGCGCCTATCGATTCGTTTCAAATCTCCTGCGGCTCATGGCCGGGAAGTGTTTTAACAGACGCTTATGATGTCGGACGCGACGATCAGAACAACGCCCGGTGCTGGGATGGCGATATTGCGGAAGTTATTGCCTATGATCGAGGCTTGTCCCCGGCTAACCGAGTGAGGATTGAGAACTACCTGAATACGAAGTACGTGATCTTCTAATGGCAACCTACGAAGAAGAAGTATTAGCCGACTCACCACTGGCCTTCTGGCGGCTTAAGGAAGGTGCGGGTGCGACAGTGATGGTTGATACTTCACCAAACGTGAACAACGGCACTTACTACAACGATGCCATCTTCGGCTTCCCGCCACCGGTGGAGACAGACGCCGGGGCCGCAGCGGTGGGCAATCGAGTAGGCGAAGGTGACGTGACACCTAAACCCACCGGCAATCTCGCAATGGAAGGTTGGGTCTACTGTCCCGATGTTCCCTTTGCCGTGTGTCACTTGATAACCGGAGTGGGCCAGACCGGGGCAAGCGGCGGGATCTACACCGCCTACGACTCAGGAACAATCACCACGCGGTTCTCCACCGACGGCACCACCGGAACGACGGTGGATATGGTGTATGTCGTACCTGTACGCGATCTCTTCTATCACGTCGTCTTCAATCGCAACGGTACGCAACTCAGCATGATCGTAAACGGAGTACTGGTAGACACCGCCGTCACGTCAGCCGACCCGATCACGTCCAGTTATACTACAGAACCCTGGCGTATCGGCGTCGCTGCCACCGGGAACCTTTGGGCTGGACGGGGCACGGCGGAACCGGCGGTTTACGATCACCCGCTCACGGTAGCGCGAGCGTTGGCCCACTACGAAGCAGCTCTCAACGCCCTGTTTCTCAACGGTCGCAGCGATGTCATTGTCACATCGACACTATCCTCCCTCATCGAACCTGCGCCCATCAGCTTCCCTTTCCGCCACAACTGGGCTGATCCACTCATCGAGCGCCTCTCCTTCCGTACTGCCATCAGCAGCGCGCGTACCGGTGCCGAAGAAGCCAACTCGCAACGTGTAGCACCACGACGCGAATTCGAGTTCGTCCAACTGTTGCGAAACGACATAGAACGCCGCAAGTTCCGTGCGCAACTGTGGGCCAATCAGCATGGGAAGTGGCTGGTGCCAGTGAGGCAGGACTACGAGCAGTTGGTTGTGCCGCTCGCTGCGACTACCACCACCATCCCAGTCAGCACCACCTATCGCGACTACGAAGTTGGCGGCTACATTGGCCTGCGGCAGTTGGACGACAGCGGCAACATCACCCACTGGGAGGAGCAACTAATTACATCAATTACTCCGGTTGCCGTGGAATGTGCTGCGTTGTTAAATAGTTACACCCCCTGGTTGTCTTGGGTTTATCCGGTTAAACGTGCACTACTCCCCCGTTCGCTGACCATCAAGGGCCATACCGCCGCCGTCGAAAAAGCCACCATCACCGCGCAACTGCTCCCAGAGGACGAGGCCGTCGCGCCTAACCGCATCGTCCCGTGGACTCCGACGCTGAAATACCGCGACTATGAGGTCTGGGACATCGCCGTGTGGCCGTCGAACGACTGGGGCGACCTGCGTGAGTACGATGTTTCACGTGAAACAGATGAGGTAGACTTCGAGGGTGGAGGATTACTGGGAGTGGAGAGCGACACTATCGGGGCCAGCGAAACTCTCCCGTGGCGCATCAAGACCAAGGGACGGGAAACCATTGCCCGCTTCCTCGGCTGGTTCTACGAGCGACGGGGACGTGCGCGTTACCTGTGGGTGCCGACGCTCCAGTCCGACTTCGAGGTGCTGACAGTAGACGAGAGCGACCTGACAGTGGCTGACACCAACTACAGCGACAACTTCGCCCTCGCTGAGCCACGCCGCGACTTGGCATTCGTCTACTACGATGGCACGATGCAGTTTCGGCGCGTCGTTGGATTCGCAGGTACCACCAATGAGACGTTGACACTGGACGCCGGGGTGCCGTCACTCACCAACCTGCGCTCAGTGTCACTACTAAAATTCTGTCGATTAGATGGCGACCAGGTAGAAATTGCATGGCATACTGATGACGTAGTGGAGATTGCGTGGGCGTTCAGGGAGATGTTACACACGCCGGAAGGGACGGGGTTGTCATCGTTGTCACCTTCGCCGAGTGTGAGCGTGTCGCTTAGTCCGAGTGGATCGGCCAGCCCGTCGTCGAGTGTGTCGCTGAGCAAATCCCCGTCGTTGTCGCTTAGCCCGTCGTCAAGCATTTCCCCGTCGAGCAGTGTAAGCCGTTCGCCATCGAGTAGTACGAGTGGTTCAACCAGTCCGAGTGTGTCGCCCTCACATTCGGCCAGTCCATCGGTTTAGAAGGAGATCCCCCAATGGCAATCAGCAAGAAGACAGGAATTATCGGTGGCGCAGCGGTCGCGATAGCAATGGTTATCGGCGGCGTGATGTTACTTTCATCGACCGTCACCGAAGTCCTACCCACCGACAGTCTGCAATCGGCAATCAGTAACGCGAGTTGTGGCGACACGCTGGTAGTGCAGGCGGGAGCGGCCTACGTCGGTCCGCTCACCCTCCCAGCCAAGGGCTGTACGGCAGCGAATCCAATCACTATCCAAAGCTCGCGCGCGGCTGAGCTACCTGCGGGTGTGCGCGTCACGCCTCAGCAGTCAGCCCTACTTGCCAAATTGCAATCAGCTACGAACGCTGAGCCGGTAATCAAAACAGTCGCTGGCGCATCCGGTTACAAGTTCGTCGGTGTAGACATTTCCACCAGCGCCGCGACAGTCGCCGTCTACCACCTTGTCCGCTGGGGCGGGGGCCGTCAGGAGCAGGCGGCACTTGCCTCCGTGCCGCGCGATCTCTCCATCGACCGCAGTTGGATTCACGGCTGGCCAACGCAGAACTCCCAAGCAGCGGTGACGATGAACTGTGCCAACTGCTCGATAACCAATTCCTACGTCAACGAGATTCACAGCACCGATGTCGAGGCCCAGGCGGTGATTGCGTGGAACGGGACAAACGGGGTGCAGTTGGTGAATAACTATCTGGAGGGAGCTGGGGAGAATGTGATGATAGGTGGGGCGGACTCGGCCAGTGCTGAGATGGTGCCTGCCAATATCGAGATTCGTCGCAACCACCTGTTCAAGCCGTTGTCTTGGAAGGAAGGCGACCCGTCTTACGCTGGTAGGCGGTGGATTGTGAAGAACCTACTGGAGTTGAAGGCAGCGCGCAACGTCGTCATCGACGCTAACGTGATGGAGAACATCTGGGTACAGGCTCAAGATGGCTCTGCGGTGCTATTCACCGTGCGCAACCAGGAGTGTCACGCACCCTGGTCAACAGTTGAGAACGCCACCTTCACTAACAACATCGTCAAGAATGTCGCTGGTGCCGCAGTCAACCTACTCGGCAAGGACAATGAGGCCGAGTCGTCGTACATTGAACCATCGACAGGCAAACCCAAGTGCGGAGACGCCGGAGAGGTGTACGGCTCAATACGTGGGACCAACGCCACCTTTACCAATAACGTCTTCGACAACGTCGGTGGCGCGTTCCTGCAATTGAACGGCTTCGACAATGTCACGCTGAAGAACAATACCCACCGCCAACGTGGCAACCTAACCACCCTCTACGGCGAACAGTCTCAGGGGTTGAAGTACGTCAACAACGTCACCGAGGATCATGACTACGGCATCTACGGTGAAGGTGCCAGCGCGGGCACCCCAGCGTTGCAGAAGTGGGCACCGGGAAGTGTGTTTGCGCCGAACGTGATTGCGAAGCCTTACGACGGCGGCAGTAACTACCCGACAGGAAACCAGTATCCGGCGGCGCTGGTGATTAGTTCAGACTATCGCACGCCGTACACAGGGATGGGCGCGGACCCCGACGCGATTCTCGCCGCGCAGGCGGGAGTGATTGCGGGACCGACGGTTGCGCCGCCATCGCCGTCTCCGAGTGCGTCGGCTACCGTTCTACCAAGCCCGACAGCCACAGCGTCAGTGTTGCCGTCGCCAACCGCAACCCAGCCACTGCCGTCCCCTTCGCCGTCGGTAAAACCCAGTCCGTCGCCGTCGCCTGCACCGTCACCTGTCCCTTGTCTCGCAACCAGCTGGCCCTCGTCAGTCGCGGGACAGAACTCGCAGATGAGCACGAGACGGGCGCAGGGATGCTATCCAGTGCGTCGCACGAATAATGGAATGGAGTACACACGGCCTTAGTCACCGTTCAACAGCGATGAATTTGCAAGACTTTTGGCAAGGTTTCGTGTTAATCTCGCCGCATGGACGGCTCACTGACCTACGGACCTATCGGACGCACTGTATCGGCGCTGGCGATCATTTCCGCATTTATCGGCTCCCTGCAAGCGTCAGGATTTCTTAATCTACTACCCGCCAAGTATTCATGGGTGGGGTTGGTAGTGACTGCTTCAGGGCTGCTCATCGCGGGATTCTCGGAACGAATTCAAGGTGGCGCAAGCAATCCTGAAGTGAGAATCGCGGCTCAACAGTCGGACAATAAGAACGCGCTCGAACAGACGAACACAGGAGGCTGAATGAATCGACGAACCCTACTCAAGTCCGGTGCAGCAGCCTCCCTCGGCGCTCTCGTCGTCGGTGTCTCTGCCTGTGGCCCATCGAAAGAGAAAGCTGTCCGCGTTGCGGGATTCATCATTGACATCACCAAGGAATCGCTGCCCCTGCTGGACCTGCTCAACGCACGCGACCTTGCTGACACCGTCCGCGCGAAAGTACTCCCGGCGCTGGAGAAGCTCAAAGACGCGCTCGCAAATACTGACATTCCCACAGCAGGTTCAACCCTGACTACTGTCCGCAACGCCCTCGGCAGCGTAGAGACAGCGTTACTCAACCTATCCCCCAGCCCCCGTGTTACGACCGTCATTGGCATTCTGGCGTCGATTCGAGTTCTGTTATTGACAGTCGAGGCATTCGTCGAGTCGGAAATGGCAACCAGTCTAGCTGGCCCAACTACGACACTAACCGCTCCGCGCACCGGTGAGAAGATGCGCAAGGTACTGGAGGCAGCGAGACAATGACCTACTTTGAGGCACGTTACGTCTACGATCTTGAGCGTCAACTGCCCAATCGCAGCTTTGCCACGGATCACTCCTTCGGCGAGTGGTGCGACGAACACGGCATACGATTTAACGGACGGTAGTAACCCGCAGGTAGGTCAGCAAGGAGCATGTGCATGGCGTTAACTATTAAACACGACGACGAACAGTGGAACGAAATACGCGACCACCACGAACGCATGGCCCAAGCGATTGCCGACCTGTCCGACAACCTTGCCAAGTGGCAGGCAGAGCAGACCAGGGCCATTGCACAAGGGTTCGACAACCTGATTCGCATCTTTGGTGGTCCTATCGATGACCGAGACCAGGCCATCGTTGACGACGTGACCGGCAAACTTAAGTCCGTCAAGGACAAGCTACAAACATCGGTAGATTCACAAACCACACAAACTAAAGGAGACTGAACATGGCTGCTGATTTCCAACCCCTCGTAACTGAAGTGGGTGAACTAACTAACGTAGCCGACTCGGCGGTAGCGCTGATGGACGGCTTTGAACAACGACTCTCAGATGCAATCACCGCAGATAACCTGGACGACAACACCAACGTGGCTCAATTCGCGGCTGATTTCAAAGCGCAGAAAGACAAACTGGCTGAAGCGGTGGCGCGCAATACGCCCGCGGCTTAAGCTGGTACATCCCCCAAATGCCCGACGATAAACTCGGAGGACTGGAAGCCCAGGATCACATCCTGGAACGACTGGAAGAGGAAGAGCGCTTTAACCGGCGTATCTTCCTCGACCTACCTGACCCGGCAATCATCGTCAACCGTGACGGACTGATTGAGCGGGTCAACGATAAAGCCCAGCTCTTCTTTATTCGTGAACGCGATGAGTTAGTCGGCAAACCGATTTCAGTACTGCTACCAGACCGGCTCCGCGCCGCACACGACCAGCACGTTAAAAGCTACTATCTAAATCCAGTCAAGCGCGAAATGGGTTCAGGCTTGGAGTTGTGGGCCATGGACTCCAGCGGTACGGAGATCCCGGTGACTATCCACCTCTCCCCGGTAATCCATGCCAGCAAGGGTGTGCTTACACTGGCCGTGCTGCGAAGGAAGAATGCTTGAACATTTCAATCGAGGCTTTGGCAATCCCAATAGCTGTTGCCGCCTTTGGTTTTGCGTTCAAGGTTTCGCGGGACGTGGTGGCGTTACAGACCCAAATGGGCGTCCTCTGGCCGCAGGTGAAATTCACCGTCGCCATGGATCTGCACAGCCCCGACGATCACCGGGGGATTGACGATCTACTAATGAAGTACGCTAAGGGCACGATTGAGAGAGACGAGCTGGTAGAACTTGTTACCCGCATCCGAGCAATAGCGCAAAACGGAGACAGAGAAGAGGAGCGAGTCAGAGCGCAGGGGCTACTGCGGATGATTCAGTTTGAGTATCAGGTGTAAGCCGCAAAAGCGGAGGTTGGTTTTGTTCGCCGTAGTACAAAGAAGGTTGACGAACCTTCAAAGTTGAAGTAAGTTCAAAGCGGAACGAGATCAGTGGGTCACAAAGGACGACGCCCTCCCCCGAAGGTTCGGCCAAAGTATCTGGACACCCCTCCCGTCCCGCTATTCTTGCTGCTGGGCCTCAGCGGCAGAATTCTAGCCCCTTCGCTTCGTAACGCAAGTACGCTGCCGCACACCGACAGTAACGTGAGTGTTACGTGACACCGGCGACATCAACAGGGGCGAATCAGTGCTACAATCCTCACGTTTTGCAAATCCATTCTTCGATTACTACCACCGGAAAGTGAGAGAGTACATGGACAGACGAGACTCAAAGACTACGGACAAACCGACACAACCTTCGCAGCCGACGCAGCCTACGCCAACTAATCCTCAACCTGCTCCCGCACCACAACCAACAGATGAACCGCTTCCGGGTGGGGGCGTGCCCGAAGGTCCAGGCAAAAAGCCGTGAAAGACGAAGTTCGCAATTACTGGCTGGTAACACAGCGCAAGTCGCTGGAATCGGTAGAGCCGTGCTGGTGGCTGCGGTGGTTGCTGCGAAAGTACTTCGAGTGGCGGGGATTTGCCTGTCGCTCACATTACGGTGACTGCAATGGTAGGTGTTACGCTTCGATTGAGTACCGAGGCGTGTTCGACGACGAGGCTACGGCGCGATTCGCGGCAAGCTGCGACGGGGGAGAGTATAAACCGATCCCGTTTAATGCCGCGCTACCCGAAGAGACCGTGTCCTACCTGTCCGGCGACGCACCCCTGTCCGAGGCTTCTCCGTGGTACCGACGTGGTGCTATCCTTCCCTTTATCGCCATTCCTCGCACTCAAATTGAACGACTTGAACAGGAAGTTAACCATACCTTAGACAGCGCCCAGGAAAGACGTGAACGGGTTATATAGGCCATGCAAGAATCCAATCCCCCTTTCTCGTGGCCGTACGCAGTCTACCTGCTGCTAGCAGGGTTTATTGGATACGTGGTCAAACATGGAGTTGACTATGTGAGACTGTTCATGGAACGCCGCAAGCCTCACGCCGAAATTCACCGTACCCACGCTGAATCCGCTGAGATCTTCATCCGGGCCGGGGCCACGGCCAGTGATTCCATTAGCCGGATGATAGAAAAGCTGGAATTGGCGCAAGAGCGGTCACGGGCCACGATTGATCGCTTACGGATGGAACGAGACGGCTGGCAGCAGGAATACGAGCGGGAGTTCAAACAGCGCAAAGAAACGACCCTGCGCGTGGACCTGCTGGTAATCGAAGCCGACTCGCTGAAGGATCAGATGGAGGGTGCTTATGCATATATCAAGTTCCTGGGCAGGCATCCGACTGATGTGGATAAGTTTCGGGTGGGGTTGAAGGAGGGGAAGTTTAAGGAATTAGGTGAGTGAGGACGGCAGTAACGTCAGGTCATCCCACCTTCCATCTGCGCCGTACTGGTCCATCCACCGCCCCAACCACCCGCGCTGCCACTTCAGCGAGGGTCAACTCCCGACTATCGAAGTCCTGCATCTTCTCGTACTGCCGACTTAGTTCCATACCACACAAATTACATACGTCATGGTAGTAGTCAGGTATAAAATCACTCTTACACTCACAGCAAAGAGCCATCAACCCTCCAGGTGTGCCCAGTTCTTCCCTTTTAAAATCTCGGCTACGGCTCCCCGGCTGACGTTGAAACGTGCAGCAATGTCTTTTTGCCGTAATCCCTGCTCGCGACGTAGTCGGCGAATTTGGACCACTTCCGCCTCTGTTAACTTAGCCCCACCGTGACGCGATCCGCGCAGTCTCGTGCCGTGTATCAACTTGTCGTCACTGTTCTCTTGTCTTGTCCCCCAGCAAAGATTAGACAGGTGTGGGTTAGTTCTACTCCCGTCTAAGTGACGCGTCTCTTGACCTTCAGGCCGTGGGCCAACAAATGCCTGCAAGACCAATACGTGAACTGCGGGATATTGCTGTTTGCCGTTTCTCACCAAAGATACATGAAGGTATCTATCGCTCTTGCTAACGTGCGGACATAGTAGTCTCTTGAAATACATACTGTAAACCCGACCACAGGAAGACACTAGGTAACGATCTGGAAAAGTCACTACAGGCTGCCACTGCTCACCGTCGCAGCACTTACCTAGATTGTCCAAGAAGATTCTTAGCGTAGTAATAGGGTTAGTGGCCGTCCGCATGCGATTCCAGCCTTGACAACCACAGGTCAAGTCCATGTTGGTCACCGCTAATCCACGCTTCTGGATGTTCCCGCATGCGCAGCGAGACGTACATAACCAACCTTGCGGTGCTGGCTCAGCCGACAGGAACGTCAACCAGCCAGATAGCGTTCCGGGGGCTGTTTGGGGCGTAAACCCGTGACGGTCAACTAATGGCATTGCACACGTCCTCGTAGTAGCCGGGTGAGAAGTCAGTGGAGCATTCGGGACAGAGGGCCATTACAGCGACGCAAGCTCCAGTTCGCCGTAGATGTTCCTGTCCTTCGGAAAACTGACTAAATAACTACGCTGAATGCCGTAAGGCGTATCAACCAGCAGCCGCTCTACGACAATCCCCGCCTCCCCGTCGGCAGCGTAGTTAGAACAGGAATGAATTACTGTCTGGCCCACGCTGAACTGGAATCCCTCAAACGCTGCTAGTTCACTCTCGTTCATTACTAATCTCCCTTCACTCCACACATCCATACGGATCACGCAGGTCGTTAGCTGATGTCGTTGGCTCCATCGGGCGTCTCCTTTTTCACTATCGGTGGTTGCCAGCCCTTAAACTCCACTACGAAGTTACCGTTGCTACGCTGACGCACGTCAGTAATAACGGCCTGATGTCGCTCACGTCCGGCGTACACGTTAAACACATCCCTATTGAAGTAGTAAGCCAAAGCGGCGCGCATCTCATCATATTCAATTTCCATGATGACGTGTCCAATCATCACTCACTCCCCACTCGCTGCGTGGGCCGGGTCGTCAGCGTTGACCCACGCGAAATCGCCGGAGTTGACTGCGCTTCGAGCATCCCCAGCACTTTCCGTCAGCGTCCCTGAATTCGCTGTAGTAGACCCCTCCCCGCCGTTCGCTGACGATGGGTGCGCGGCAGTGGGAGCAGAGGACGGAGCGACGAAAGGGTGGTAGCCAGTATAGCCGCCGTCGAGATCGTGTATCGGGTTATCCAGCATCTGGTTGCACTGACCTCCACCGTCCGCGTAAGCGAAAGCGCACATCTGCGCTAGTTCAATTCGCTTCTCTCCCGCTGGCAACCCCTGTCGCTTCTTGCTTGGCTTCTTAATTGACGACTTTGTGGCGGGTCTCACAGCAGGCTTGCGCCGCGTCAACGTCTTCTCCAGCACGTCATAAATAGTCCGGTGCATCTCTAGTTGCTGCTGCGCCTTGGTCAACGCGGTCTCACGCTCTCTAACTTCCTCCTCAGCCGCCACAATCCACTCGCGTGCCTCCGCCAATGCCTCTTGCGCTTTAGTCGTTCGTGTCATCCCCCACTCCCTTCTCAATTCTAAATGTCAACACATTGTCGTCTTCCGCTGTCTCGTACCGCTTCCGTGCCCAGATCAGAAAGGCACTCATACTCAATTGCACCTGCAGGCGATCCCGTGGCGCAAGGTGGTTGATGTACTCGCGAATCAACGCCTCGACTACCGGGAGTGTGCCGACGATGGCCTGTTTGGATTGCGGTGGTGGTTGGTCTACCTGTTGGTCGTCAAAGGTTACGGTGGTCATCGGTTCTCCTCATCGTGTTCATCGCAAGGCAGGTTCCCGTTGAAGGTTAATTCGATTAACTGGATTCCCAGTACCGATGCAATGTGATGCTCCAGTGTTGCGCCCTTGGATTTCTCCCATCCATCCAGCATGCAGATGTGGTCACACTCCAGTAACGCAGCGATGTCGCGCTTGATAAACGACGGGTACAGGATAACGTGATACCGCTCGTCTATTTCCAATCCTGCGTCGATAGGGTTTAGTTCTGCGGGGCTAACCACATCGAAACCCATGTTGCGCAGTTTCAGTGCGGCGTCGTGAAACGCCGGATAATTGAATTCCAAGTAGCCCGTCATTGGGCCAGCGATGTACACCTTAGCCATTCACTACACCTCCGACATCTCAGCGAGACTTATTCGATTAACTCCCCCGTTGACTGCAATCCCTTCACCGTGGCGCGAGTGAATAAGCGTCGCGGAATACGTGGGCCAGCGATGGTCTTCACTTCCAGCACTCCCGCCGTCCATTGCGCCTCCTTGACGGCCACCGGATAGGGCCAATCGTCGATCTCCGCGTAGACCACTAAGCCAGCGGCCCACGCCTTGCGAATGTTCGCAGGGCCGAACTTTTCCGGCCATGACTGACCGCCGGGAGTGACGTTGCGTGTGTAATCGAAATCGAACTTCGGCTCCGGCGGCGCGGTATTGTCGAAGTCGTCGGGACCGTGACGGTCATTCCAGCGTAGGCGGCTCACGTGACTACACACGCCTCCACGCTATCGATATCATTTCTGAAGTCCTCAATCAATTCGGTTAACTCTTCCAGTAGGTTATTATCACCATCTCGGTCGATTAGCTTATCGCGGTAGGCTTCCAACGCTTTCAGGTCGCCTGTTAATTCCCGATGCGCATCCATCACTTCGTTTGCCTCAACTGGAATTGAGTCATCGTCAAAATCACCGTGAGACTCACAGGTTTTACAGTGGGCGCACTCGGCGGCAACTGACTCCAGCTCATCAACACACGACTCCAGCGCCGTTGCCAATTGCGCCGCTAATCCATCCTGTCCAAATGTCGCAATAACCGCGTCGTTAGCCAGTGTCTTATACTTACTGCGTTGCGCCTTCTCCATTGACTTTATCCTTCCGCTTGCCGTGGCACGCCTGACATTCGCCGTCTGGCCCAATCCACTCCAGTACTCGTATCCACTGGGAAGTGTTAATCCGCCCCTTGATCAGCTGGCGACACTCCACGCAGAGCAGGAGGATGTCGGTTAGGTACGTTTCGCTTACGGGTGATGACATAAGATTCCAGGTAAATAGCGCGACAGGTGCTCTATTTTGTCATAGCACCAAGCACAACCGCTGCGGTAGTACCACAGGTCGCCATGTAGATGAACAAGCACGCCATCGCTATCAATCAACCTAACTACAGAACCACATGGTAAATGATGCACGTTGTCAGTTGTGACTTTCTGGAACGGCTCCGTTGCGCCAAGCATGCCAGTACGCGCCTTAAAAGGTGTTGCCATACCCACTCTCCTTTGCCGGTTGGGCCATTTGCCGCTCGTAGTTACTCACTTCCCATACTAAGGCAGCGCCTGCTGATTCTTCGTCCTTAGAGCCATCTTCCGCGTCAGCCCACTCAATTGCTACGTCCACCACTGGACGCATCCTGTCCACCTGCGCCGCCAACGTCTTATTCAACTCTTCCAGTTGGCGAATCCGGGTGATGTATTCCTGCTCGCTAGGTGCTGCCATTGTTCGCCATCCTCCATTGCGCTTCCGTTATCTCCCTGAGCCTTACGACCACCTTGCCGTCAAGGGCGTCCCGGCTTCCCATCCAGCCCTGTTTGAACAGTAGATCGTTAAGGCCCAGTTTCTTCGCCAACGTATCGAACAGCAATTTATCCATGTTGGCTACGTCGGCCACGCGCCACTTGCCGTTCTTGTAGAACCAGGGGTAGTGATACCAGCGATCCACGCGCACGATGCTCATCGGCTGGATGCTAAACGGGAGAACATGCGGCATCATCTTCGTGGCCCAGATGGCCCACTCGGCTTTTAACCTGCGTCGCGGCAGCCCGCTGTCAGGACGATTTAGTTCGTAGATTTCGTTAATCGAACCGGGGAGAGAAGGCAGCACGAAGCGGACTTCGTTGCCCCCTGCCTTCTGTTCCGGTGCCGCCATGTCAGTTCGCTGCCGCCTCTGCCGCTTCCATGGTTGCCGCCTGTTTCACCGGACGCAGGTTGCGTAAATGGTTCTCAAACTCGCCTTCGACCTTGACGTACTTCTTTTTGTCCTTGTCGTAGGCTTCACGTTTGTCTTTGCTGATGTCGGCCATGAACTTGCGACCTACAAGCGACTTCCTGAAGGCGGCGTCATTCTTTGGGGCCGGGTTGTTGGGAAAGCCCAGTGCGGTCAGTAGTTCGTTGTACTCGCCCCACGCTCCGCCGCTTTTGGGCTTGTACCAGTCCTTGGTAAAGTCGTAGTCCTCGCGGTTGACTTGAATGAGAATCCGGGGAAAGAACACCTTGCGGGCGTACTTGCCCTTGCCGTCTACCCCGCTCTTGTCCACGGACACATACAGCTTCAGTGACCGCTTCATCCATTCCGTCTTGTCCTTGGGTGTGTAGGTGTCAATGAGCACCTTTGTAATCTCAAAGACCACGCCCTTTGCAGGTTCGATATAGTCTTCGTTGCTCATGGCCTCGGCTTGGGAAACGTCCTCGCCGGGGATCTCGATCTCATCGTCCTCGGTGCCATCCTTCAATGAGGCAGGCATATCGTCAACTTCCTGTGCTACATCGTCGTCAGTATCAGTGTACGGCATTACTTTGCTCCTTTAGCGGTTAGTTGGGCATCAGCCCTTTGGGTTGTTGGTTGATCGCCATTGGCCTCAGTGGTCGTTGGCAGCTTCGATAAAAGTGTCCGGTAAAAGTTTGCGTTGGTTAGCTTCAGGATCGTAGGCAGCCCGTAGCGGTTCTTCGCGTTAACCTGTGAGTCGAGGGATTTTACAAAGGTCTTACGGCAGTAGGCGTAGTAATTGAGCACTTCCTTACCTTCGGCGTCAGCTTCGACCTTGTGGTCTAGGTAGATGAGTGCCGATGGCAGTCCCTCCACTGTCTGCCGGAAACCGCCCAGCACCTGTGGGTTCAGATCTGACTCCAGGTTCACCTGTCGCTTGGTACGCTCGTAATTAGGATCGCCGGGATTGCTCAGACCTTCCACGGTCTGCTTGCTCTCACGTTGCACGTGACAGGTAACGATTACGTTCAGGTGGCTCCGCGTGGCCAAGGGGAGCAGATTGGATAGTACGAACTGGTTCAGGTACAGGCTAAGCCGACCGTACATCTTCTGCGTGTCTAGCCCACCCTTTTTTGTCTCAATGGCTTCATCTTGGCAGATATGATCCCACTTTAGGTTGGCGAGATAAGTGAAGCCGTCAATAAGCACTGTCTTGATCTCACCCTTTTGGGCCATCTGCCGGGCAAGTGCCAGTGCGCCATAAAGACTATCCTCACCGGGCTCCTCGTTGACCTTAAACATGGTCGCAAGGGGCAGGCCGGTAAGTGGTACATGCCAAACGAGATTGTCCCTAATCTTCTCGTTCTCTGGTTCGTAAATGATGTCCAGTCCAGTTGGGTCAAAGGTAACGGCAAGGACTTTGGGAAAACCCAACGCAGCCCGTGTCTTGCCGCTGCCTGCTGGCCCATTAAGCCAGACTGTGTAATTGGGCCGTGTCTCAATCTTAACTGATGGCATTTTCGACCTCTTCCTCTTCGTCGGTGGTTACGGAATAGTCGGCGCGAACGGAGCGATCTACCGAATCACACCATCCCTCGTGGCCTACATCTAGCAGGCATCTGCCCGCTTCCAGTACTCGCGGACACTGGCGGCGATAGTAAGACAGGACCAGTTCTTCGTCGTCAGGTAGGGAATAACCGGCAGCGCACAGCTTCAGGTATTCACACTCCACGCCTCCCCGGTGACACTGCTCTGTGTTGTAGCCCCAGAGGCCAGAGTCCCGGTCTTGCTTGATGCGCGCTACCCAGTAGGCTGTATTGTCAGTCTCCAGTTGCAGGCATTCACTGTTCGGGTTGTAGGCCACGCGGCCAAAGTCGTACCAGTCTCCCGCAGGTTGCTGAATCCCCTTCAACGGTCCTTGTCGGGGCGTGTACGCCTTGCTGCGATGCTTACAAGTGATAGCGTTGATAATAAATCCGCCACAGTGCCCGAAACGCCGCTTGACGTGATCCACGTAGGAGCGAATCTGGGAGTCGGGTTCGTAGTTGCCCCAGTAGTTAGCGTCCAGGTATTTCCCTGTAATCTTGTGGTCTATGGCCCACACCTGCTCATCGCGTTGGTCTTGTACTATTAGATCCAGCCGCACAGAACGAGCGTCCTCGCCTTCCTCTTTAACGTAGTCCTCAATGTGCAGGATTTTCCAGTGACGATCTTCCTCGCGCCAGCGCTGGGCGTAACCCCGCAGAGCAGCAAGCCCATTGGCAAAGGTTTTACCCTGTGACCATAGGGGCAGCGGGTTGGGAAACTTCTCAGTAGGGTAAGCGGCGGCAAACGCTTCCTGGGCGGCTTTAACACTGCCGGTTTCGCCGTAAAGCACAGCCAGTCCTTTATGAAACGCATTCCCGTAGTCCATGTCGTGCCGGGAGGGCGGTTGCAGCGGGGTCAGATGTTCCTCGTACTTGTACCTGAACTTAAGTGGACAGGCGCGATAGAGGGCCAGCATGGAATGGGAAAAATTGGACATGGGGGATAATACTTGCTCTTTATGCTTTCGTTGGTTTCGGTACGGCATCCCATGAGTACGACTTGCACCGGGCGCACACCACCGGACGCTTATTCAACGAGTTCCACTCATGTCCACAGCGCTGGCAGGTGTGCCGATAAATGGTCATTTTGATGGTTGCGTTTCCCATGGGGCGGCATTCTACTACTACGTGGTTGTGCTGTCAACACCTTCTGTGATTTATTTCTCGCTAAACTCCGCCGCGATGATGTCGGCCAGCACGCGCTTGTCGTGCTCGGTTGTAAAACGCATTGGTAGGAAACGGAAGTCACTATCGCTGCAAATCTTCTCCACCGCTCTCCGTGCTCGCTCGTTTACGCCTGAAGGGGAGGGGTTGTTAGTTGCGCGCCTGTGCTCAGTTGTCATCGCTCTCACTTTTCCTTCTGTGCCAGTGATTCAAGAGCGGCGATAGCATCCACCTTGCGGATCTGCCTGCCGAACTGGCCCAACCGTTCGACGCACTCTCTGATAGCGTTGGCGCGAGCGGTGGAGCGCGCTCCTAGCAGCGTGTTCTTTACGTGGGCTACAAGCTGCGAATCGTCACCGTTCTCTGCCCGCCACAGCGCAACAATAGTTGCCGCTAGGCGCTCAGCGTCCACGTCCTTTCCCGCTGGTTCCGTGGCCTCAGTGGGCGGGAAGTTTTTTACACCGTCGGTCTTCTTTGCTGTCCCCATCGGTGCCCCCATTTCCATTTTGCTTCTCCAAGAGACTTGATTAGATCTTCGTCGGGACATCCCCGGTAAGAACGTTGAGTAACCAAGCGTGGTGGTAAGTTGTACTTTTCAGCCAACTGGGTAAGCGTTAGCGTCTCGCCGTTAACGGTGACATGTTTGTTATGTCCATAGTTATTGCACTGTTCTTTCTGCGTAGACCAGCCGGATGAAACGCTTCTTTGAATTGGCGCACGAATAACTCTTCAGACTGCGCGTTCCAGAACGGCGGTATTGCGCGGTCGGCTATCTTCTTCAGCGCGGCAAGTTGTTCAGTAGTCATGGTTTCCGCTTTCTTAGCTTCGTCGTCCTAAAGCTCGCCCGCGTTGTTGGATCGTCCTTATGGCTCACCGTGACGCCCATCCAATGCTCGGTAGCAAAGCGGAACGCCTGCGCCATAGCCCACGCCATCCCCTCTTGCGAGTAGGACTCCATCGTCACGGTTATGCGCAGGCCCGTGGGTGCTTTTACCTTCACTTGCGGCGCTAGTTGTTCAGGGGTGAGAGTCATGGTTATTCTCCAGTTGTGCGTAGACACCTACCGCGACCTTGCGCCATCGGGGGCTTGGCTTATGTACTTCCATTGCTAGCAGTGCGCCGATGTTCTGCTCCTTACTCACAAACGGTATTCCGTGGCGCTGATCAACAAGTTCGGTGATACGCCTCACTCTAAGCGGCGTTCCCTCTTGTTCAAGAACGCCTTGAATAGCTTTAATCAGTCCGTGGTCAGCCATCGCAGTCGCAATGCTCCTCACACTGCTTGCATTCAGGGCAGCGGTGTTGAGAACAAAGACACTTTGCACCCTCTCCTGAGACGCGACCACAGCAATAACACTGGAAATCTCGCTGTTCCTTCTCACTCATTCCGGTGGCTTCCCTTCTCTGATAGCGGCGGCTCCCTCGACGCAGGCTAAATACTTATCGCGTGCCCCCTGCGCTAACCTATGGTCAGCGGCAGCAAAGTGCCTTTTCCATAGCGCGGCCGTATCGTCCATAATCTTCGCTGCATTTTCTCGCTCGGCTTGCAGGGCTTTGTCGATAGCCTCTGTCAGCGCTTGCTGATTTTGCCAGCCACCCTGATAGCCAAGATCGGCGGTAATCTGCTCTGCAACCTCTCTAGTCGTGCTCGTCATTTCAGTTCTCCGTGGTGTGCGATTTCGTGGCAAGGAACACAAAGGGTTATGACTTGGAATGGCTTCGCGTGATCGGGATGATGCATATGCAGGAGACAGCCGGAAGTACCACACCGTTCGCATTCAGTCTTTTTAAGCGTCGCCTTCTTTTTGTGAACCTTATTATGGGCAGTTCCCACTTCGGGGTGCGCGGCCAGGTAGCGACGTGAACTTATGCGATGTGATTCCTTGTAGTGCTCGGTGCTCTTCATGCGAGGGTACGATCTACGCCTAGCGGCCCTACTACAAACCTTGCAGTATGAATGCACTTTGTCTGAGCCTGTTTTCTGACGCCAAAACTCAGAGTGCGGCTTCACTTGCTTACAGGATGCGCATTGTTTTACCGCGATACCGTCCATTACCTAACCTCCAGTCGCTCCATCAGGGCACGGGCACGTTGGCAACGGGCGTCGCATTCGCCGAAGGGGTCATGCCAGTGGAATCCCCACTGACCGCCGATAGGCTTGCTGGAGATCGTCGCTAACGATTTGAGCACGCACCGTACTTCTTGAAGCTCAGCATCAAGCACCTTCGGAATCGTCAACAGGTCTGCGCCCTCCATCTTGCTAATCGCTTCATCCTGTACGACGCTTACCAGCCTCACGGCCATCTGACTAACCGGCCCACGCGCTGGGAACTTCTTGTAGTAATCACTTGCTGCCATCACCCGTTACCTTTCCTTTTCCCGCGAGGGCGGCGCGAACCTGTTCAATAATGAAGTCCGGCAGATCTCTACGGTTCGTCGTGGGACGTACCTCGCCGGTCTCTAAACTGCACACGATGAGCGTCCGGTGTTTCTTGGTTGCAACTACCGGCCCGTTGTCTATTGATTCTTTAAGTGTTTCAAATGGCCCAACTAGCTCACCCGTAAGCCACAAAAACCAAAAGTACCGTAATCCATTACGCGCCCGAATTGTCCTACTTTGAAAGATGAACCTGCAATCGTTACAGGCGTCGTGAACATAGTCCATTACCTGGATCTGGCGAACCTTGCGCGTTAACCCGTAGTTCGGGCAAGTGATCTCAACCCACGGGGACGCGTGTAGATCGATGTGTTCTTGCGCGGTCATTAGTTGCAAGTTTTCAATGCGGTTATCTTTAGGATCGCCGTTGATATGGTGAACGTGTTCATCGCTGCTAAGTATTCGCCCTACATGGCGTTCCATGACGGTATGATGGACGGGGCAAGCCTTGCCGTGACGCGGATCGTACGCTCGCAGGTAGCCGCGATGGTCTAGGTAGGGCATTCTATTTTCCTTTAACTAACGCAAGCCCTTCTTCTAAATCAGACTTTTCAATTTGCATCGTCTTGTAACTGATTCGCGAATCCTCAAACTCTACGCCTGAGTCAAAAATATTTTGCACCCATCGTTTAAGTTGGGCTACTTCACTGAGTAGTGCATCACGTTCGGCTTCGGTGGCTTGCAAGTCCAGAAACGCAGACCACGCATGGCGTTCCCATTTGTCCGTGATGTCGTCAAAATCCCACTCCAGATTACGTGGATCGTTGTACTTCGCCAGTCGCGTTTCGAACATCTGACGTGCGGTGTGAGCCAGTTGCGGTTTCTTCACCTTCTCAGCCATTTACTTCTCCATTTCGCCATTGGTAGCCTCAACTCTCTTGCTGCTTGGTGGTGGTCATTGGTTGCAGTCGTCACCCTCGCTCACCACGGCACCAGTCGCAATAACCAACGCCATGCGCGTCGTCTCAGCGGCACTCGCCTCGGTCGCGGGACGTAGGTGATCCAGTCGAAGCGCATTAGCGTAACTCGCTCACTTTTTGCTCCGCTATCTCGCGCCGCTTCTCAAATTCACTGGACCACGTCTCTTGTTCGTCGCGCATGGCGCGGAGAGCTACCAGCGCCTCGTGTAACGGGCTTTCCTTGGTTTCCGACAGTCTGATGTCACACGGAATACAGTACACTGCGTCGCCTGAACTACTGAAGTAAAGCTGACCCGCGTAACGCACAGCTTTACGCTGGTCCTTCGGGGTTGAGTCGCTGTAGCAGTGTAGGCAAACGTCCTTCCCGCAGCCGCGGCAGCGTTCCCAGCAGTCCTCGCTGCCACATAAATCACAAAACGTCTTTGCAACCGTCACTTGTTTCTTCATTATTAGTCCTCCGTTCGTATTCACGCCGACAAAACCGTAACCGCATTGCTATGACCTCTTCAATCACTTGAGCCAGTGCTATGACTTCCGCGTCTTCCATCGCATTGTTGGGGAGTTGCTGAAACCATTCCTCGTGTGTCAGGTATGCATGCGCCAGCGCAATTGCGCCGTCGATGGGCGAGCCGGGAGAAGCACGATGGAGCAACGCCTCGCGTTCGTCACGGAGAGAGGCGGTGAGTCGTTGCAAAGTGCCCGGTGAGTCTGATGTGTCTGATGTGTCTAAGATGTGGCCCATTAGACTGCACCTCCGTCGGCGAGATAGCGGAGC